GTTTCCGGCAGCGTTCGTTCCGGCAAGGCTTGTCGGAGCAGTAGATGCGCCACCTGCGGGGAGGCTTCCCGGAGCAAAGGTTCCCGGTCCTCCGGGGGCAACGCTGGTTATCCCCAGCGCGGGCCTTGCAGAGGAGGTCCCCGGATACATCTGGTCAAACTGGGCTTGCGTCATCAAGCTGACGTTAGCTGTGGGAGTTTTTGCAGGGGAGAAGACGATCTCTGTCTCGCCAGAGGCCCTTACTGGACGGGTGATGGTTCCCGTGACAGTGCCGCCCATAGGGGCTGCAATACCCCGTTGGATTTCATCTCGGGTAAGCGTACCGCTGGCCCGTTGAGCAGGGGCTGGCTTGGCAACGATGCCTGTTCCGGCCTTGAGCAGGTCGGCGGTCTTTGGACCAGAGGGGGTGGACACCGTTACGTTGGTGTTTCTCCCGCTGTTCGCGATGAACTGATTCATGCGGAGCGAGTCGGTTGCCGAAACGGGGCTACCGATAGGGCCTGTCGCGCCCAACTGCTTCATATAGGCTGTGGTGGGCTGACCTGCGTTCAGGTTCTTGAGGCCTACGTTCCCCGGGGTGTAGCTTACACTTTTGCTTGGGGCCGACGGGGTAACCGTCTTGGGGCCGGAAGGGGTTTGGACGACAGACGTCTTGTCGCCACCGCCGCTAGCTTTGCTGCTCGAACCGCCACCGCACATCAGATAGACCTCCTGTAAAGCCCGCCAACCTTGTCGTAACCAAGGAATCCAAGCAGCTTCCCTGTCCGTTCTAGCATAACACCGCTCGAAACGCCAACCAAGACCGCTGAACAGCCCCGCTCGCGGCACCAATCCTCGAATCGGGCAAGCATTTGAGACAATCCATGCCGCCCACGATGGTCTGGATCGATGTAAATGACCTCGTCAAACCCGCAAGAGGCCTCTGAAAACCATAAATCGCCTAGATATCCGGCAAAAACCCCCACGACAGCCCCCTCGTGCTCCAAAACATAGGTAGCCCTATGCCAAAGGTTCGTCAGCCAGAGGTCTATTTTCTCTAAAAGCTTGATTTCTGACAGCGGAAACTGCTTGTACGAGGTTTCCTCGTGCATTTTGCGCATTAGCTCGAGCAAAGCGCCTTTGTCCGAGGCCCTTGCTTCTCGGATCACTGGAGTGGCCCCATGCGCTCCGCGACTGTGGGTGTCGAGCGGGGTGTCAGGGCAGAGAAAATGCCTTGCGTTGCGGATTCGGGCATCGATTCACGGTTTAGAGCCTCTTGGTCGCCCCGAATTTGCTCCAAAAGCGCCTTATACTGCTCGTCGGTGGGCGCAGAGCGTATTGCATCAGGGATCATGGCCGTCAGATCTTGGCGTTCTTGGTCAAAAGGTGCGCCCATGGACAGAGCATCACTTGGCAAGGTGCCGTCAGGGTAGCCCATGGACAATCCGGCGTCAGATGGGATGCCGCCGGAGCCCAAGATGGACTGAACGTAGTTCTGTGTCTCTGGAATATTTGGGATTCCGCCCGCCTTATCGACTGTGCTCGGACCTGCGTTGTAGGCCGCAAGCGCCAAGCCGTAGTCCTCGTCGTATTTGTCCAGCATGGCCCGCATGTACTGGGCCCCGAAGCGCAAGGACTCTTCTGGGTCGCTTGTGTCGGTTATGGGATCGACCCCGTAACCGGGATCTTTGGCGGTGTCAGGCATAATTTGGGCAATGCCTTGAGCGCCTTTGGGGCTGACGGCGTCAGGATTGAGTCCGCTTTCCTGCACCATCTGGCGCACGAAAATTTCCGGATCAAGGTTGTACTGGCGGGCGTACATCGCCGCCAACCCCATATAGTCCATGAGCTATGTCCTTAGCACATCTTGCAGGGACGTGTGCCCTTGCCCTTGGTGACAAGGCCACCGCTCTTGTAGCCAGAAGATTTCTTGCTGCGATCTGCCTTAAGCTTATCTAGGCCAGATTGCAGACCGCTAAGGGCTGCACGGGCGCTGCGGGCCTCGGAAGCGCTCAACTTTCCAGAGGCCAGTTTCTCCGTATAGTTTTTAATGGCCCGATTCTGTGGCATACCTGCGGGCATACCTTCAGGGCGGACGAATTGGTCAATTTTCTTCGTTGTGACCTTCGGGGTAGTGATACCCTTCAGCTTTGCCGCTGCCTTTTTAGGCTGGGCAGCAGGTTTTGCCGGGGCGTTCCGTGCGGCCTTCTCGGCGCGGGTGAAGAAGCGGCGGGTCTTGAACCCGGAGTTCTCGTCGTCGTTGCCTTGGACCCATTCGAAGTCCACGCCTTCCTTGTAGTTGTCGTCAGAATCTTTAGCCATGTCTGAATCCTCAAAAAAGGCCCGCTGGGGCTTTGGACTTGATTGCCGCGCCGTTACCACGCACGGAGCTCTTGGGGGTAGTTACCTGCGGCAGGGCGCTGCCGACGGGATAGGTCTGTGCGGGCTTGATCATTCCGCCGGAGGCGTACATCTCACCGCGCTCCTCGGCCATCCGGCCCTTCTTCGAAGCTGGGTGCTTCTCGCCCTTCTCTTCGGCCATCTTTGACATGGCAATACGAGACATGGGCTTCTTCGTCATAAGTGCCATAGAATCCTCCAAAGGACAAAGGGCCGTGGTTCGAGGCCCACTCTATCACCGTTTTTGGACCTTGGCAAAAGGTCTGTTAGGGCTTGTTGTACCTTGGTATGTACGTGCTGCCGAGGCCCGCAACGATGGCCTTGTCGATGTCCATGGGAACAGTTCCATGAGCGTCGAATGTGGGGTCGATCCCATAAGGCTCAAGAATGCCTTTGAGTTTGCTCATGAACGGGTTTGTTTCGGTTTGCACGGAAGTGCGAAGGGCCGCAATACCGCGAGTAAGGGGGCCCCCTCTGGTGGTGATATAGGGGTTCAGGAGTTCTAGCGCCGTCAGGCGGCGGGCCATGGTTGGGTCGCCTTGAGAAAGACGGGCCAGCATCTCCCCCGGGTTGAGGCTATAGAGCTCAAAGGACGTCATCTTCGCCAGATTTTTACGGGCTTCTGCAATAGCGGCCTTATCGGCAGGATCCTTGGCGGCTTTTCCCGAAGTCTTAAGAGAGTCGAGCCACTTGTTCTTGCTCCAAAGCATGTTTTCGTCGTTTGCGCCAACGATGTCTGTGCCCAAACCAGCCTCTTCTAGGTCGGCGTGGGTCATCTCGTGACTTATGACAGAGTCTTTCTTGGTTTGGGATGCTTTTGGATTGAGGCCAATCTGATGGATGCCCGTTTGAGGGTCTTTATAGTGATACCCGCCCACAGATCCTCGGCCCCAAGTCCTTGGGTCGTACCAGACGGAGGCAAGATCTGGGTCGTCAAAGATGTTGGCCCCGTAGTTAGTGGCGCGGCTGGGCCGCAAATCGATCATCTCTTGGGGCAGCACGGCTGCAACGTCCAGATCACCAAGCGAGGACCCCGCCGGGTTCTTGACGGGGATGGTCATGATGCCTGTCTGCTCTTGGATAAACTTTTCGGGAGCGCCCTGAGTGCGGAAGAACTCCGCATCGTTTACGCTGTCCAAGTACATCTGCTGGGTCTTGTTCGGACCAGAGTTAGGCAAACCCACGTTTGCCCAAGGATTGGGCCCTGAAACGGGGCCCAGCATGGCTGCTTCCCAAGGCGACGGCCTGTAATACTGGAAGCCAGCCATTGGGCTGACGTCGGTCTTGGGTGTTGTGGCGTCCATAAACCGGGCGTACTGCGCCTTTTGCGCATCGTCCACGACCCCCGCTACTTTGCCAGCCACTTTTCCAGCGCCAAGACGAAGCCCCGCAATTTCTGCAGCGTAGGATGCTGGGTCCTCCGCAAGATTCTTCCAGAACTCGCCCGGCTCCCCGAACCCGTATCGGCCCTTTGTGCTGGCAATGGCGGCATCGAGCGGCGCTTCGGCAGTCCTGTCGCCCTCGTAGCCAAAGACGTTGCGGGCAATCTTAGATCCCGCGCCGTAGCCTAGCTGACCTATGCCCTTTACCAAGGTTGAGGCGGTGCGCAGCGGATTGTTCGCCATGTCGGCGGCTTCGATCCCCATGTCCAAGGTGCTGGGGATGATGTTTTGGGCAAGCTTTGCGCCGTACTGCGACCAAGGCATGTTTGCATAGCCCGACGCGGGCGTGGTCTTATCCAGATTCTTTGCCGCGTAATCCTTAGACGATCCACGAAGGCGCTCGATGGCCTGTCCGGTGGTTTCGTAAGTGATCCGAGGCATTACGGGAGAGGCGTTGGGAAGCGGGGCCGACAGGTTTTGTTGAACCAGCCCATCTAGCTCGCGGTCGGGGGCGTTGCGGCGGTATGCCTCGGCCCGGTTTGGGGCGGCTGCAACAGTGGTCTTAGGTGCGGGGACCGAGGCCCTAGAGGGCGCGGGCTTGGGATTGGACCCGCCGCTGTCGGGGCGGCTGGGGGCGGACTTGGACTTCGTGCCCGTGCTGCCGCCGTCGGCAAACTTCTTTACGCTATTCCCACCGCCATTGCACATAAGACAAGCTCCATCGTTTGCGGCAGGATAACGCAAAAGGACGGAGCGCTCAATGACAAAGGCCCCCCGCTTTTATGCGAGAGGCCTTTGCGGTCTCATGCCCTTGGGGCAGAGGCCTACAGACACGACAGCGGGGAGGAGACGCCTCGTGTATGTACATACTACCACAGAAATCTTAGACGGGAACACCCTCGACGTTGGGCCGGGTCTCGCCCTTGGCAGAAACCCCCGTTACCAAAACGACGGCGTCCTGCGGGATGACCTGTGGCTCTTGGTCTGGGTAAGCGATGTCAAAGTCTTCCAGAAGCTCGTTGTTCGACACCATAAAGATCCCGACGTCCTCTCTGTACATCAGCCAATCCTCCGGATAGATGTTCATAACGTCGTCATCCTTGCCAAGGAGCAAGCACGTAGACTCGGGGGCCGCGTACAACTCGGGGGCCGTGTACAACTCGGGGGCCCCGTACAACTCGGGGACCGCGTACAACTCGCCATCCATCAAGGCATTGACAAGCCATCTCGGCAACCGCTCGCCGGGGTCAAGCTCGAACTGGACGTCGTACTCGCCGTTGTCGTCAAAATGGATACCCTTGAACTGGATACCCTCGTAGGTGATTATCTTTGGGCAGAATTTGGTCATAGCTCACATCCCTATAAGCAGTTTGTACAGATCCAAAGCGTCGCGCTCTTCCCGCAGTTCGTCAGCATCGCGCTGCCGCTCGCGGACCAAACGCTTCAACGCCCTTATGTTATAGCCCTTAGACTTTGCCACAACATATATGTCAGTTTCATCCTTAGATGCGTCAGCCTTTACGGCCTGTGCAGACTCTATCCGCTCCAGCATCTCTTTCAACTCTCTCGCAGCCGTATCGTTAGCCCGCTTGTTGTGGTCAGCGAAATCCGGGTCTTCCTTGTACTTCAACGCCATGTGGTCCTCCGTTTGATTTGCTCTTGATACTTGTTGAAATGAAACAAGTCAAACGAAATTGTACCTGTATTTTTTGGGTTGTGGATTTCTTGTTTTTGTTTTGGGGAGATGGGTGGGTGGGCCTCGGCCAATGGAACTGGGAACGATTAAATCTGGTAAACCAGTAATATACCGCACCCGCAGCGCTCGGCCCCCAAAAAGGGGGGTCCCCCCTTCGACGCATTGAGCGTCTCGGTGGGACTTTGGTCCAAGTTACCCCTAGCGTAGCATGGCGATGCCCAAGGGGGCCCGGGCTCTACTCGGCCCCCAAGAGGGCCGAGCCGAGACAAGAGGTCTCGGCCCATTCGGGTAACGATCCCTATCGCAAACAGAGTGAAAATAAGGTGAAAATAAGGTGAAAGTATCCCCCTGCCAGACGCGGGCAAGCCGCGCAGCAGGGGGACTTGCCCTCCCGGGCAAAGAGGAAGGCTTGCTGTTAACCGCGCAAGCGCGGGCAAGCCTGTTTTTATACTAAACAACCATCCCACCTTGCTCCGCCCCGAGCCATCGTACCATATTACTTAGTCGTATTACCGCCGCGTAAAGCGCGGAGGCAATACGACATCAAAAAGTCAACCCCTGAAGGGGTCGATTCAACTTTCCGCATATCAGTTTTTACTGAGTGCTGGTTCGCTGTTAACCGTGATACGCGAGCGCATCACGGGCGAACCAAGATCATCGGAAAAAACAGACATGCAAAAAGCCAAATCTTGACTTTTCAAAGTAATATGTCCCGCTGGGGGCGTTCTCGCGAGGCGGGAATGGCTGTTCAGTACTGAAGAGCCTAACAGTAAGAAGGAAGAACGACATGACACTCTACAGCAAATGGGACTTGGACGTCACGATGGTCGAGATCAAGCAGGAGCTCAAGGATCGGGACCTGCTCGATCCGGAGGTCACGTGGCGGATCTCCACCAACGATTGGAGCCCAGTAAGCTTGGACCTCCAGTACAAGGTTCGCGAGGACAGCCTCCACACCTACAAGTACTTCCGTGGGCAGACCGTCGGGGACATAGACAACATGGTCATCGAGGCCCGCGAGTACATAAAGGCCCTCAAGTCCCGCTCGGAGCTTGACCATGACGAGTTCATGCTGATGCTTGGTCGCGTCATGGATCGGGCCAAGGACCTCGGCATGGACGAGGACTTCATAAACCCGCTGACGGCGATGATGAAGAAGCTTGCAAGCAACGCCATCACGTCGCAACTCTAACTGCAACCGGGGAGGCCGACAGGTCTCCCCACCCACAACAAAGGAACCACACGATGAAAACATTCACGATGCACAGCGACCCCGGTCACGCATGGCTGGAGGTCTCGATACAGGAGGCGCGACAGGCACTGCTTGACACCTCCGACTTCAGCCAGTTCAGCTTCATGCGGGGCGAGAAGCTCTACCTTGAAGAGGACTGCGACGCGACGCTCTTCATTCGATGCTGGGAGCACCACGTCGGCCCTGTCACGATTGCTGAAAAGCACTCGGACTACGACCACTGGATACGATCTCTGACACGTATCAAGGTGGACATCTTCATCGACGACGAGATACTATTCTGATAAAACTTCGGGGGCTGAAAGGCCCTCGATCCAACCCACAGGAGACAACAATGACAACGTACATCGACGGACCCGACAATCGGATCGGGGCTATCTTCATCAAGGCTCACCTTAAGATGCTGTCGGCAGGAATGAAGAACAGCCAGTACAGTGGCCTCGCCATCCTTAAGAAAGCTTCCGCCATAACTGGCAAGCCGTACAAGCGCGGGCAGTATCAACTCGCACTCAATGACCTCGTAACCTTCATCAAGGACACCGCACAATGAGCAACCCCTTCGCCAAATCCCGCAAGACTGACATGCCGTATGCCATCTACCAAGCACCGCAAGGCTGGGAGTGGCGCATCCTGAAGACGTACAAGACCCCAGCCAACGAGGCCAAGGATAAATACGCTCGGTGGATGGTCGCAGCTAAGTCGCCCCACACCTACGGGGAGTTCGAGATGGGAGACACCTACGCCGTCGACATCCTGACCTACGGACGGCTCGTCGCAGCAACTCCCGAATGGATCGAGGCCCACGGTAAGAAGGGCCTGACGATCAACCTCACGATACTCAACTGACAGCAAACGGGGTGGCTTCGGTCACCCCACCAACCCACGGAGACAACAATGCGAGTTCAGCTCACCATCAACATCGACAGCAGTAACGACTCCTTCCAAGACGGAAACGAGGCGATCCAACTTGAGAAGATCCTACGGGACATCATCTGGTCGCTTGCCCTCGGCGGCGGCACAGGCTCCCTGTACGACGCCAATGGCAACCATGTCGGATCATCGAGACTTGAACTGTCGGAGGACGAAGAATGACAACGTATCACGCGACACTGAAGGGAGAAGACGGCAGCGACTTCGTCCGAGAGTTCAAGGCCCACAGCAAGGCCAAAGCTTGGGCTCGCGTCAAAAAGCTCTACCCCGACTTCCGCTGCATACAACTCGAGAGCCAAGCGCAACTCGATAGGGCAGACGCTCGGGTCTACCGCTGGCACGTGATGATGATGGACAACTACGACGACAACTACTGACAAAGAGGGCGGTCCGAGCAATCGGGCCGTCCATTCCCTTTGACAGAGGAAAGGACCTCGCTAGTCGCTCGGAAGCTGTTTGACGAAGAAGAAAGAAAGAAAGGAAAGGACCTCGCTAGTCGCTCGGAAGCTGTCTGATAGAAACGGACCGAGCAAAGCTCGGACTGGTTTTCTGATCCTCTTGCTTACGCACGAGGATCACGGCCCGAGGCCCTCGTTCCTCGGGCCTCGGACAGGAAAAAGCGGCGCGGGGCCGCAGAGCCGCAGGGCCCCAAACAAAAAACAAATAAAAAGCGGCGCGGGGCCGCAGAGCCGTGCACTTTTGTGCTTGTATATTCTAAACAAGATGATAAGGTGTTGAAACTAAGACATTAAACCGCGACCCTTGGGCCTTGGGCCTTGGGCGCTTCACAAAAAAGGGCGGACAAATGAAAATGCTACGTGGTAACAGGACGGGCGAAGCTGTTTTGAGCGGCATTCTTTACGAGGGGCCAAGCCTGATAGACGGGCAACCGATTGTCGTTATCGCGACCTATAGCGACAAAAACCGCAAGACGGGCACAATGATGCAAACCTATATTCTGCGGGCGGATATTGACCCCCGTGACGCAAGCAAGACGGGCGCTGACGTGTCCATCTGCGGGGCTTGCCCGCATCGCGGGGCCGCAACTGATGATCCCGCCCGCAAGCTTGCCAAGGGCCGGACCTGCTACGTTAACATCGGGCAGGGGCCGCTTATCGTTTGGAAAGCGTACAAGCGCGGACACTATAAGCCCGCAAGCGCTGCAGATATCGGGCGCGGGCGCTTGGTTAGGCTTGGAACATATGGAGACCCCGCCGCCGTGCCCGATCAGGTTTGGGATGATCTATTGAGCCAAGCCGAAGGTTGGACGGGCTATAGCCATGCATCGGGATATCGCCCCGATATCGTCATGCAAAGCGCTGACAACGCCGCCGAAGCGCTAAGCCATTGGGCGGCGGGCCGCAGAACTTTCCGCATTCTTAAGGATTTGGCGGAATTCATGCCAGATAAGGAAGTGCTTTGCCCTGCTAGCAAGGAAGCGGGAAAGCGTACCACGTGCGAAGCTTGCAAGCTTTGCTCTGGCCTTGCCACCAAGTCGCCTAAATCAGTCGCCATTGTCATGCACTAGTTTCAGTCTGCCAGCCCGCGCTTATCGCCTAGCGCGGGCCACCTTGCCCCTTGCCCTAAAAAGCAAGGGGCCTTTTCTGCATCGGGCGGCGGCTAGCGCTAGGTCGCAGGGCTGCGCGGGGCCGCAGAGCAAACCTCACTCATGTGACGCAGGGCATCGAGCCGAAGCAGTCGCAAAGCTTCGGTCATGCTATCGACGGCGATTAGCGGTGGGACGCAGAGTAGGCCCTCAGAGGCCCTCAGAGCCGCCTCAGAGCCCCTAAAAATTCTGACCTTGGGGGAGGTGGCGCAACCGCAAAGCACGTATGAGACGCCCCCGCAGTGGGCTTGGCGGGAGTGCCACGCCGCCTGTGACGGACGCAGAAAAACGGCGCGGGAATTGTGCACCTTAAGTTCAACCCAGATCGCCACCCCATCCCATAGCAAGTGGACATCGGGAATGCCCCCGCCATGCCTATTTTCAATCCTCGTCGAGTGCGTCTTCGGGGGCAGCGATTTGCGCATATTTGCCCACACCCTTGCTTCGGGTCCCGCCATTGGTCACGTCCTCATATTCCGCATCGACAATGAAAGCTTGCGGGTACTTCTGTTGAAGTTCAAGCAAGCGGGCGCTGATCTGATCTCGCGTCATCTGATCGATGGTGTTGATGCTCTCGCGTCTATCGACAGTCAGACCGCCAAGCGCGGAGCGTATCTTCTCTGCGTTGATGGCAGCGGAAAACTGCTTTGCCTCTTCGGCCCCTCTCGACAGTTTATAGAGGCGCTCAAGCTGGCCTGTCAGGGTCACGCCGTAGATGCGTTCGCGCTCCTCGCGAAGCTGGGCGATGTACTTCGGTACGTGCGGAAACTCTTTGCCGCCAAGAAGGCTTGCGGCGGCGCTGCCCGCCGTAGCCACAGCATAGCCCGCCTGTCTCGCGCATTCGGATGCAGACATCGTGCCATCTATGTACAGTTCGGCAAACTTCTTCTGCCTGATGGTCAGGGTTCTGCCAAACTCATCAAACAAATCCCTTTCCGTGGAATTCATAAGGAACTGCTTGGGATCAACAGTCTTATCCCGCTTCACGACAGGGGCGGGCCCCGACTTTTTCTTGGGTTTTGGCGGTTCGTCGGTCATACAGCACCTCTCTTGTGGTGTTTGAACAACCATAGAGAAGGGAGACAGCGTTGACAAGGCCAGCGATTTCACGTAGTTATGGGGAGTTCGGGAAGAAAAAGACCACCATCAGACATCGCAGCGATTTACAAAACACCCTTTCGAGGGTGTAAAACGCATGTAAATTATTTACAGAAAGTGTAAATCCGAGTTCCCTCTATAGGACTTTTTCCGTCAGAAAACACCTTTTGGTCGAGCAGTTTTTCACCTCTAGGGCAGGCTGTGTAAATAACAGGGGTTAAAAAACCCACTTGTAAAGGAAGTGTAAATGACCTTTGTTTTGCGATTTCATACACTTACGAGAGAAAAAACCTTGGATTTACACTATTTACGATTTACACGACCATCTCGAAAAAAAAAAACAAAAAAAGTTAATGGGATTTTGCCTATATAGGGAGAACCAAGGACCGCGAATCACCCCTCCAATCTTCAAGCACCAAGGTCCAAGGCCCGCGCTCCAAGCCCCCACCCCCAAAATAATTCTTGCACCCCCCACCAACTTGTGTATATTGAACAAGTTACCAAACCCCACACCAATCTGAAAGGAAGACCCAGATGCTTTCCCCAGAAATACTGCAACCCATCTTTGACAGGGTTGCCACGCACTTCCTGTCCATGCCGAAGGCTTCTGCTTCGGAAGACGGGGTCATATGCCTTTACCGCGACCCAGACAACGGCAACCGCTGCTTCATTGGCGCGTTGATCCAAGACGAAGACTACAACCCCAAGATCGAGGGCCTATCGATCAGAAGCAGCCACACTGGCTATCGCCCCGTAGGTACACGCGCCACGCTTGAGATCGCTATCGTGCGTGGCTTGAATGCCTTGGGCATCAAGATCGACGATCTGACCGACGATCTGCGCGACACCTTTGACGAACTTCAAGTGATCCATGACGGCTGGGGTGAGGCAAAGTATGGGCGCGAAGACGTCACGCGCCGCCTTGTCGAGTTTGCCGAAGCCCGCAAGCTTTCTACCGCAGCCCTGACCCCAGAGGTGGCGGCATGATCATCAAGTTTGTCTACAACCCTGCCTATGGCTTGCCTGACGACACGCGCTGCCGTGTGCTGGCTGACTCCGAAAACCACGGCATCTACGCCGCCGCCAAAATGCACAACCTTGCGATGTCCACAGTCTACCGCTGGCGCAAGGAAATGCTCATGAAACCCGCAAAGGAAAACTCAAATGGCTAACCTCTTATACCCTGCCTATGTCGATAGGCTTGCCATCTACTCTGTCACACTCAATCCAGAGATTGGCTACAACGACGAAATCCCATCCGGCACAGTCTGTGCCATTTTGGATTGGACCACTGGTGACGGCTACACCAACGCTATAGACCAACTCAATGCCGTGAAAGCTTGCGCCCGCATCTTGGGGCACGACGAGAAAAGCATTGGGTTGGCGGTGCTGATCAACGACAGGTGGATCGCCGTCGACGAAGCAAACCTCAAGTATGGGGTTTGATCATGACCACCAGCCTCAAACTCACCTTTGCCCGCTACGTATATGAACTGGGCGTCTTCTCCGTCGATAACAACCCCAACACCCACTACGGCGACCCCTTGGACCAAGGTGCGATGGTCTGCAAACTTCCTTGGTCGCACGAAGACGGGGAAGCCAAGGCTTACGAACTGTTTAAGGCGGCGCAAGCCGCATCATCAGCGTTGGGCGGAGTGATCTGCCTTGCCGCAAAAGTTGACGGCGAATGGATCGCCTGTCACCACACCAACCTTTCAGAATAAGGAAACCTGAAATGATCATAATCAGCAAGGATCAGGCGCACGATATGCTCCGCATCATCGAGGCCAGCATCGAGATGGACCAGTTTGCCGAAATCGATCTTAAGGACGTCGACCAGCTAGAGGGCTTCCTTGCCCGCGCCAAGCTGCATCAAACCCTGACAGACGCGCTGTATCAGCAATCGAGAGGAGCGGAAGCATGACCATCAAACCATGCCCAGAGTGCGAGGGCCAAGGTCAAAGGGAATTCGAGCGGTATTGCCGCGCCTCTGCCTCGAACCCCTACGGCGACATCGAAGGCTACATGGCGGAGTGCGACAACTGCCATGGGTCTGGCGAGATCGAGGATGACGAATACGACGAAGAGGATGACACAAATGACTGATGCAACACTCACCCCAGAAGTCTATGGTGACTTCGGCCTATACCTCAGAAAGGACGAGCCCGTGAAGGAAGTAACGCACACGCAGATGGCGGGGGAGCAAGCTTTTCAAAAGGTCGAAGACGACATGAATCGCTGCTTCGAGACGTGGAAACAAGCCGACATCGCCCCCAGCCTAGCCTTGTGGGCGCTGACGGCCTTCATCGCTGAGTCGGTAAACCATGCGCTCAACGACCGCACCAAGGCGCTTGAGTTCATGGTTGCTGCAGCCGCCTCTGTTCTGATCGATGCCCCGACGAGCGTTAAGGTCACGGAAAAGGACGAAGAATAAAATGCTGACAAACTTGAACTACGACCCAGAGAAAGTCCGAACAGGCAGGGCATACATCGCGTCCATCGCGGCGTCTGGCGTTGCCTTCGGCTTTCTGGTGGTGGACGTAGGCGAAGCGCCGCAGTCGGTCGCCATCGCGCCGAAGCTGGCCCAACTGAACGACATCCGCATCGGGGACACCTTCGAGTTAGGCTACGTCGAGAACTTCGAGGAACACGCCAGTAGGGTTCCGTGGCGGGCCGTTGCCATCTACGGCAAGATCGAAAGGCCAAGGTCCAAGGACCAAGTGCCAAGTACCACGAGCACAACGAACAGCCGCAGGACTATCGAGGATCAGATTTGGGCCTTCATCGAAGACGGCGAGGTCTGGAATGCGTCTGAGTTGTACTATGAAATCTTCGACGAGACCTATACCCACGCCAAGGCATCGGACGAGGAGCGCTGGCGGTACGAGGCTATCGTTCGTAGTCTCCATGGTCTGCATGACGTAGGCTTCATTGCCTGTGCCAAGGTCTGGTCCGCTGGCGGCAACAGCGCCGCCGCAGTCTACTACGCCAAGACCGCCCGCATCCTAGGTCTGGCGCTCATGGGGGACTTGGACGGGACGTATACTGGAGCAGAGCCATGAGCACCCGACATGACGTAAGCAAGCGGCCCGAAGGGCTGTTCAGCGTGGCTATGGCTGAAGCCGAAGCTGGCGACGAGGTCGTATACCACGTTGGGCAATACGCTGGCGGGCCGCACAAAAAGGAAGCCGCTGCGGCACACGAAGCAGGAAAGTGCATCCTCTACCAGCGCAAGCTTGGTGGCGGGCGGTTCGAGTACATCGCAAAGAAGAAGGGGAAGACAAAATGAAGTGGCTGAATACGTTCAAGCGGAAACAAACCCGCGCCGACATGGTTGCAGAACACCTGAAAGAGGTGGAACCAATGAAGGTCTACATCACCGACAAGCGGACGCCGGAACAGGAAGAGATGTTCAAAGAGCAGAAGCGTATCCAAACCCTTCTGGGTTTTGATCATGGCGATAGCCACCAAAACTGGCTGCGGATGCACCAAATCATGCTGGCCCACGAAAACCGCATAAAGCATTTGGAAATACAGATTGGGGCAAGGATGGGCAGAAATGACTGACCCAAGAGAAGTACTTAGGATTCTATCCCACCCCGAAAAATCAGAGTGGTCCTGCTATCTGTTTGGTGGGCCGAACATAGGGGGGAGCGTCACCTTCACGCCAGCAAAGGGCCTCGAACCAAACTGGTTCCATCGGTGGATGCAGTCGCTGTGCTTTGGAGTGAAGTGGGTGAAGAAATGACTGAGGATGATAAGTTCCGTATCGAACTCCACAGGTCTGATAGTTTCTATGGTGATCCGTTAGCCGCCGACCGCATCGAAGAATTACTGGAACTCAACAAGGAACTGACGCTGCAACTGCTTGCCACGAGCGGTCAGGCCGCAGATGTGCTGGACAGGGCTGTGGTCGCAGAAGCCCGTCTCGCCAAGGCGGTGGAAGCGCTGCGGTTTTACGCTTCCATCTATAAAGACCCTTTCGGCAATCGCGCCCGCGCCGTGCTAATTGAACTGGAGGGCCAATGACCGAGGTCCGACGTAAACCAATCGAAACAGAAGACACAGATGGCAACCCTGTCATCACCTTCACCGAAGACCACACCATCCGCGACATCATTCGCTATTTGCTGTCAACAGGCGTGGACGCAGAGGAACTGATTTACCACATCAACGACCCCGAGTTACTGGAAGATGCGGAGAAAAAATGCTGATTAGGATACGTGGGGTAGTATACCCCACAGTCAAGGCTGCAGCGGAAGCGCACAACGTGACCATAGCGGCTGTCTACTCCGCGCTACAGCGTGGAGACACAGATGCCATTGGCACGGGAAAGAACTTCAAGAAGCCCATCACTTTAGATGGGGTGACCTTTCGGTCTATTGCGGCAGCAAGCAAGGAACTTGGCCTTGGACGGACCTATCTATGGAAGGTGCTTAACCACGGCACGGACTACACCCGACAGAGGGTCGCGGATGCACTGGCGGCATACAAGGAGAAGAATAAGTGCACGACTTAGCCGGATTTTTATGGTATTATTAAGGACATAGGGCCTTGAACCAAGCATAGCCCGTTGATAAAAGGGCTGTGAGGGGCGTGAAACAATCTAACAAACGGCAACGGGTGTTTTTGTTTTGGTCGAAATCAGACTGCGCTACGGCCTATTTCCCCAATCGCCCCTCACCAATCTCCCCGAACATCGATGGCTGACGAAAAGCAGAGAGCCATATGGCGGGCGGCGTCCTTAAAGTACGCCATGAAGAACCGCGAACTTATTTTGGCGCGTGGCAGGGAAGCCAAACGCAAGAAGGCTGCGGAAGACCCTGCTTGGCGCGAGGAAACCAATTTCAAGAAACGCGCCAAGGGGCTAGGTTTCACCAAGAAGCAATGGGAAAAGATGTTTGATAGTCAAGGGCGCGTCTGCGCCATATGCGGGTCCGATAGCCCACACCATAAGAAGGGCTGGCAGCTTGACCACTGCCACAAAACCAAGACAGCCCGATTTATTCTGTGCACACACTGCAATAGGGGACTAGGCGCGTTTAAGGACAACCCCGACCTAATGCGCAAGGCTGCAGATACGCTTGACGAATTCAACAGCCGCCCTGTAGAAGACTGACATAGGCCCTGCAACCGCCCTTGTTTACAAAAAACATTGTGTATATAAACCACAAGCAAGTTTGTTGGAGATCATGCACAATGCAAAAGGACCACCCCTTCAAAAACGTGGCCGTCCCTGAAGGCGACCACTGGAAGCTGGCAAAGATTGCCGAGCATGAAGATCGCTCCATGGCGCGGCAGCTTGCCGTCATGATCAGGGAGAAGTTTGATCAGCTTGGTCTGTCGTATCTTCCCACGGACCAAAAAGCCGCCCCAATTTCGGGAAAGAAATCAAAAGCGTAGGAAGCTTCTCCTTCGCCATCTCCTTCAGCATGATTTCGCAGAAGAACGTGTCGAGCCCGCTGAAGTAGGACATACGTTCCAGCGCCTTATCCCTAGGGAGATCGCCAAAGCGGTACTCGATCACCGCCTTGATGAACTGCCAGTGGCACATGAAGTCTTCGGTCGTTATCGTGTCGAGTTCGGCTTGAGTTGCAGCCATTTACGAGCCTCCTCGCGCAGCACCGCCGCGCCAATTTGAATCTTGTTGGTCAGGGCCGATACGATCCGCTCATCGACTGTCTTCTCTGTGATCAGATCGACATACAGCACGGGGTTCTTCTGCCCCAAGCGGTGGGCCCTGTCTTCAGATTGAATACGATGTTCGAGGTCGAAGCTATTGGCATAGTAGACCACAAGGTTTGCCTCTGTCAGAGTCAAGCCATAGCCCGCCGTGGCGGGGTTGCCCACGAAGAAGCGAAGCGGATGGTCTGGAAGTTGGAAGTTCTTGACGACGGCCCCGCGCTCATCGTCGCTGGTGTCCCCGTAGTACGAGGCAGCGCAGTCCTCTCCGAAGGTATGCTTCAAGGTGCTCGTGATCGTCTCGATGTCGTGCCTGAACCTAGACCAGATGATGGCCTTGCCTGAATGCTCTTCGAGTATCTCAAGAAGAGCGTCCATCCTATTGGATTTAAAGGTAATTATCTCGCCATCGTCTGTCTTGAGATGCCCCGACAGAACCTGCTGCAAACGCAAGAGTTGCGTGATCACGACAGGGGTTGAGACAAGTTCGGTTCCATCGACCAGCGTGAAGGCGTCACGGCGGATATTCTCGTACATGGTGGCTTGCTCGTCGGTCATCGACACATAGCGGGTGGTGTACGTTTTCTCTGGAAGGTCGAGGCATTCCTTTTTCAGGACGCGATAGGCAAACGTATCGATCCTCGCGCCCAACTCGTCTAGGTTGCGGTAGCCCACGATCTGATCGAAGCTGTGAGCCCCCATCTTGCGCTTCTGGATGACGGCGTAGCGCCCTTGGAAGGCGTAGTAGCTATCGAAGCCCAAGAGCCGAGGTGCGAGGAACTCGCACTGAGCATAGATATCCATGGGCGACTTGGTCACAGGCGACCCTGTCAGAAGGCGGCGGTACTTGAAGAGGGCGGATAGCTTGAGCAGCGTCTTCGTTCTCTTGGCCTTGTGGTTCTTGATGGTGGTTGATTCGTCGATACCAATCAGACCATGCCCACCAAACTTCTTGGCAAGCCACTCCCCCGCCTTCTGTCCCTTGAGAGAGGAAAAAGTTTCGACGTTCATGACAAAAACTGTCAGCCCCTCGAAAGTCTTCCCGACAGACTTGATCTCCGCCTCTTGCTCCTTGTTTGCTGACGTCACCCACTTGATGATTCGGTGCGGCACGTCTTCGGGCAAGTGGTCTGGAATTTCCTTGTTCACCCAGTTTTGGTACACGCCCTTGGGGGCGATGATCAGGGCGAAGTCTATCTCCCCTGCCAGATATAGGTTGGAGATCGTGTCGATCAGAACCTTGGATTTTCCTGTTCCCATCTCCATGAAGAAGCCATAGGCTCGTCTCTCCAAAGAACGCTCAAGTGCCGTGACTTGATGTTTATACGGCTCAGTCTTAAATTTTAGCTTGACAGTCATAGCATATCCTCCGATAGTCCCACTCCTACAGCAAGAGAACTTGTTGTGCAACCACAAACCTGAAGAGGATGTACTTATGCCGGATATCTTTGATGACCTGTTTGACGAGGCGGACGCGCTATCCAGCGTCGATACCTCAGAGGCTAAGAACCTGAGCACCTTGGTCCGAGAACTGCGGGACGTTGACCGCAGCATCGAGGATCTTGAGGGTACGCTGAAGACTCTGAAAGACCAGCGTCAGAAGCTGACCATGGAACGTATCCCCCTACTGATGGACGAGATGGGCATGAGCCGTGTCGATGTTGACGGGGTGGTCGTGACCCGCAAGATGATCGTGTCCGCATCGATCTCTGAGAAGAACAAGGAAGCGGCCTTTGGTTGGCTGCGCGAGAACGGCCTTGATGACATCATCAAGAACGACGTGACTGTCAGCTTCGGCAAGGGGCAAGACAATCAAGCAAAGAACGCTGTCGGGATCCTGCAAGAGCAGGGCTTCGATCCTGAGATCAAGACACATATCCACCCCATGACGCTGAAAGCTTTCGTCAAAGAACGAGTCGAGGAATCAAAGCCCATCGATCTCGATATGTTCGGAGCCTTCATCGTAAATGCTGCTGAAATTCGGAGGAAATAATCATGTCTAACGCAGTCACCAAAGCCAAAGAAACCGCGCTGTCCACTGACGTCATGGACGATATCTTCGACAACGCTGGAGACGGCGCATCGTTCGAATCGTCCGAGATGCAAATCCCGTTTGTTCGGGTGGCACAATCCTTGTCGCCGCAACTGAACAAGAAGAAGCCCGAATACATCGAGGGCTTGTCCAACGGGGATGCCTACAACAACCTGACCAACCAGATGTGGTCGGGAGAGAAGGGTCTGGTCGTTATCCCGTGCTTCCAGACCACCAAGTATCTGGAGTTCGTTCCTCGCGAAAGCGGCGGCGGCTTCCGTGGCGAAATCTCTGCCAGTGATCCTGTCCTGCAGCGCACATCGCGCAACGGCAGCAAGGAAATCCTGCCCAGCGGCAATGAACTGGTCAAGGCTGACCAACACTTCTGCCTGATCGTCGACGAAGAGGGCATGACCCAGCCTGTCGTTATCGACATGAAGTCCACCCAGCTTAAGGTCAGCCGTCGGTGGAAGACGAACATCGCCATGCAGAAGGTGAAGAACCCTAAGACGGGTGAGATCATCGTGCCGCCCGTCTATGCCACCATGTGGAAGCTGACCACGTCAGAAGAAACAAACGACAAGGGCGACTTCTACAACTGGGCGGTTGATCGTGTAGGCCTTGTGGAGAACCGCAACCTGTTGCTCGAAGCAAAGTCCTTCCGCGAAAGCATTATGAAGGGTGAGGTCAAGGCTCAGGCCGAGACCGCAAGCAACGGCTCCAGCGCACGTGATGGGGACGACATTCCGTTCTGAGACCGAGGGGGCTCCGGCCCCCTCAACCCCCTTCACGGAGTAGATAATGTCAACAGCACTACGATTTATGCGGGCCTTCGAAGGCTCTGACCTTGCGCATGGTCGCACAACGGTCGGACGCAAGGCTCGGAATGGAAAGGCCGAAGCAAACAGCTTCGTTATCCGCGAGGTAATGACCGAGGACCACGTTTCTGGGCACTTGTCTGGAGCGCAGGGGATCGGCGCTATCCCAATCAACTCAAAGAACGAGTGCCGCTTCGGCGTCATCGACGTTGACGATTACGACTTGGACCACAAAGCACTGGCGGCAAAGATACTGAAGTACGATCTCCCTCTGGTGCACTGTCGGTCAAAGTCCGGCGGCGCTCACCTCTACCTGTTCTTGACCCAGTGGTACGAGGCGTCCCTTGTCCGCGAGTATCTGACCGAAGCCGCAGCCCTGTTGGGCTATGCGGGCAGGGAGATATTTCCAAAACAGGACAAAATTTTAACAGATCGAGGGGATGTTGGTAACTTCATTAACATGCCGTACTTCAACGCGGATCAGACCGTTCGTTATGCCATCGACGATAACGGAGAAGCCCTGTCGCTTGAGGAGTTCCTTGATCGAGTCGATGCCAAGACCGTCCCCCTATCGACCCTTGAGAAAGCCGAGTATGCGGGCGGCAGGACAGACCTAGCGGATTACCCGCCTTGCCTAGAGAAGATCATCGAGCAGGGTGTGGTTAACGATTTCAGGAACATCACCCTGTTCAACATGGTGGTCGCACACCGCAAGGAATCGCCGGAGGGATGGCCTAAGCTACTTGAGGAGAGCAACGTCAAGTACTGCTCGACACCCCTCTCTGCCGAAGAAATTGTCACGCTCAAGAAACAGCACGAGAAGAAGCAGTACGGGTTCCAGTGCAGCGCCCAGCCTCTCTGCAACTTCTGCAACAAGGACATCTGTCGATCCCGCAAGTATGGGATTGGCGGCGGCGGGCTCACGGAGTTCCCGAAGCTGACGGGCATGACAGTTCTCAACTCGTCGCCAAAGATGTTCTTCTTGGACTATGAGGGCTGTCGCTTGGAGTTGACGGCAGAGCAGATGGCTAGCCAACCAGCCTTCCAGAAGGCTTGCATCGAGCAGGTCAACCGGATGCCGCCCACAGTAAAGGGCCCTGATTGGAACCGCATTGTGAACGGGCTGCTGCAGACGGCTATCCTAGTGGAAGCCCCGCCGGAACTGACCATACGTGGACAGTTTGACGAGCTGATACGGGAATACTGTACCAGCAACATCAAGGCCATGGTCCCAGAAGAACTGGTCATGGGCAAACCTTGGACCGACCGAGGCCTGACCAAGTTCACCTTTGCTGGGTTGATGGAGTTCATGAAGTTCCGAGGCTTTACGATTGCCACACGTGTGATGATCCAAGGCTTCTTGAAGGACAGCAACGCTGGCGAAAGATGCGACGGACATCAGGCCATTCGCAAAGAAGATGGGACATCCACAACCATAAGGGTCTGGTGGGTTCCGGCGTTTAAGGAAGCGCAAGTTGATATGAGATCGGAGAAGAACAATGCGCGAGATATTCCCTTCTGACACGGATGACCGACTGCTGAAGATGCATGAGGTTGCCCGATGGTTGGCTGTGGCTGAGTCCACAATCTACAAGTGGATCAAGGACGGGCACTTCCCCCAGCCTGTCACCCTAGGAAAAGAGACCGATAGCAATTCCGCAAGTCGGTTTTTTAAAAGCGAAGTAGAGGAATGGCTCTATGCTCGACCACGTGGAAAATTCATCTCAGTCCCGAAAACTCTTGTTAGGGCCACCCGGATGCGGAAAGACGCACAGGCTGATCGAAGAGGTTCGGAAGGAACTGCAGAAGGGGACGAGTCCTGATCGGATCATCGTCGTATCCTTCACACGCAAGGCCATCGAAGAGATGGTCACCCGTGCCTGTGCCGCCTTTGCCCTGACAGCCAAGGAACTGCCCTACTTCAGGACGCTTCACTCCCTTGGGATGTCGCTCTTGGGTATGCGCGGGTCTGACGTTATGACACAGGCCGAGTGGAAAGACTTCGGCAAAGGCCTTGGGATCGATATCGTGGGGACCAGTGACAGATCGTCGCAGGACGGGCTGATCGTTGCGCCATCTATTGGCGGGGACAAGTACGTCAACCTGATCGAGCGGGCCATCATGCGTTGCATCCCTCTCTATCAGGAGTTTTCAGAGGCTTCTGATTGGGCCCTGTCTTGGCCTATGCTGCGTAAGGTCGAGGAAGAACTGGCCCTGTACAAGAGCATCCACAACAAGATCTCCTTTGTGGACATGATCAACCAGTTCGTCTGCACCATGAACCAAGGTCCGAGGGCCGAGCTTCTGATTGTCGATGAGGCGCAGGACCTGACCCCCTTGCAGTGGCGGATGGTGGACATCTTGGCTCAGAATGCCAAGCGCGTTCTCATTGCCGGAGATGACGATCAGTGCATCCACAGGTGGGCGGGCGTGGATGTTAAGCTCTTCATGCAGTGCTCCAAGAACACCGAGGTCCTGAGCCAGAGTTATAGGCTCTCGGCCCCCGTTCATGCCCTGTCAGTCGGGATAAGCGGTCGTATTCGTGACAGGCTTCCCAAGGAGTTCTTTCCGGCGGAGCATGAGGGCTCTGTGTCTAGGGTCCTTGGTCCTTGGAACTTGGACTTGCGCGAAGGAAAGTGGATGGTCTTGGCTAGGACCAACTCCTATGTTCAGGATTGGGCGAAGAAGCTACGCGCTGATGGGTATATGTTCCAAGTATATGGCAGGAACAGCGTGGCTCCAGAACTTGGTGCGGCCATCCAATCATGGCGGACCCTGCAGACGGGCGACGGCCTATCGGTGGCACAGATCAAGAAGATGTACGAACTGATCCCGAAGATGGGCGACGCTGCGGGGGTGCGCAGAGCATCAGGCAAACTGATCGAGGCCTTGTCCGCAGACCAGATGTACGACTATGATTCGTTGGTCACACAGGCGGGGCTGATTGCTCCGAGGGATACCGATGCCCTTCGGGTCTTCAACCTAGGTGAGGATGAGACAGCCTACATCCGAGCAATCGAGAGACGGGGGGAAGACATCAACTCCGTGCCGCGCCTCAAGCTGTCGACGATCCATCAATCTAAGGGCGGCGAGGAAGACAACGTGGCCTTGGATCTGTCTTCGACAAAGGCTTGTTGCTACTCCGACTTCCCTGACGATGAGCACCGCAACTTCTATGTCGGGGCATCAAGAGCCCGTTACAATCTCCACTTAGTTCATACAGATAAGGCTTACCGATATGTCCTCTGACTACCCTGACGATAACCCAAAGACGGCCTTTGGCGAGGCAAAGACCAAACTTAGCGACACCCCAACCATTGGCATCCAACTCATGGGTCAGGTGCACAGCAACGGGGCTGTTAAGTACGGGCGGTTTAACTGGCGCGAACATCAGGTGTCCTCCACTGTCTATTACGATGCGGCCCAGCGCCATCTGATGGCGTGGTTTGACGGGGAGACAATTGATCCAGAGAGTGGTCTGCCCCACCTCGCCCATGTCATGGCTTGCTGCAACATCCTTCTGGATGCCGAGAAGAACGGAAAGCTGAATGACAACCGGAAGGATAGCCGATGAGCAAGGACAGGTTTGACGCGAGCACGGATGACTTCCTCCTGAAGATGGACCTGTCCAACCCAGAGGTTGAATGGTTCATGCCATCAGAGTTCCCCGACCTGACGAAGTTCTACACGATGGCAATCGACTTGGAGACTCGCGATCCAAACCTGACCACCATGGGTCCCGGCTGGGCTACCAAGAGTGGGGAGATCATAGGCGTGTCCGTGGCGGCAGGGGACTTCTCCGGCTACTTCCCCATTGCCCACGCCAACGGACCCAACATGGACCGCAAGATGGTGCTGCGTTGGCTACAGGCGCAGCTAGCCACCTCGCACATGACCAAGGTCTTCCACAACGCCAGCTACGACGTGGGCTGGCTGATGGCCGAGGGCGTCAAGGTCCAAGGTCCGATAATCGACACCATGCTGGCCTCTCCTCTGATCGACGAGAACCGCCTGTCCTACCGCCTAGACCTGCTGGGCAAGGACTATCTGGGGATGCGCAAAGACGAGAAGTTGCTACGTCAGGCGGCAGCGGAATGGGGCATCGATCCTAAGAGCGAGATGTGGAAGCTGCCCGCCCGCTACGTGGGGGTATACGCAGAGCAGGACGCCGTCCTAACCCTGAAGCTATGGGAGCGTCTTAAGCCCATGCTTGAGGAGCAGAGCCTTCTGTCCGTCTGTGAGTTGGAGCATCGCGTCCTGCCCGCCGTCATCGACATGAGGATGCGCGGTGTGCGCGTCGATCTGGACAAAGCGGAGATTGCCAAGAAGGAACTCCGCAAAAGGGTGACCGAACTCAAGTCCTACATCTTCACCGAGTCCCAGATCAAGATCGACCCGTGGGCAGGGGCCTCCGTTCAAAAGCTGTTCGATGCCCTTGGCATCCAGTATCCGAGAACGGCTCAGGGAACTCCGTCCTTTACCAAGCAGTTCTTGCAAGCCTGTGAGCATCCCGTGGCCCGCGCCGTTGTGACCCTGCGGGAGATGGACAAGGCTGACAGCACCTTCATCGACTCGATCCTGCGTTATCAGAAAGACGGGCGCATCCACTGCGAGATGCACCAGCTTCGCTCCGACGATGGCGGTACGGTTACAGGGCGCTTCTCGTCATCCAACCCCAACCTGCAGCAGATTCCGGCGCGTGACCCCTACATCAAGAAGATGATCCGGGGTCTTTTTGTCCCAGAGGATGGCTGCAAGTGGGGGTCTTTTGACTACTCGTCCCAAGAACCTCGGCTCTTGGTGCACTTCGCCGCCAGCCACCCCGACACGTCAGAGGATGCTTTGGTCAAGACCATCGTGGATGAGTACCAGCGGGGCGATGCCGACCTGCACCAGATGGTGGCCGACATGGCGGGCATCAGCCGCAAGTCTGCCAAGACCATCAACCTAGGCATCATGTACGGCATGGGGGTGGGCAAGCTTGCCAACCAGCTAGGCCTCACAGAGGTCCAAGCCAAGGCACTCATGGCCGACTACCAAGACAAGGTCCCCTTCGTGAAGAAGCTGGCCTCTCTGGCGTCCACTCGCGCCGACAGGGAAGGTCGCATTCGTACTATACTTGGTCGCCTTTGTCGCTTTGACATGTGGGAGCCCGCTACCTTCGGCTATAACAAGCCCATGAAGTACGAGGATGCCCAGCGCGAGTACGGAGGAATGGGCAGACTGCGTAGGGCGTTCACCTATAAGGCGCTCAACAGAGTGGTTCAGGGCTCCGCCGCCGACCAGAACAAGCTTGCCATGGCCGAATGCTATGAGCAGGGCCTCGTTCCGCTGCTCACTGTGCACGACGAACTCTGCTTCAACATCGAGACCGACGAGCAGTCCGCCAAGATCAAAGAGATCATGGAGACAGGGCTGAAGTTGAAAGTCCCAAGCAAGGTTGACCAAGCCATGGGAGACAACTGGGGCGAGATCGACTGACCCTTACGGCTGCGTCCGCTGGGCGATTTCCGAGTTTAGTTGCTGCGAGATAGGATCGCCGCCAAGTAGGCTCGGAGAAAGCGCTGCCCTGTTCTGCGGGGACAGCGGGGCAGAGGGAAGCTTGGGCGCTGCGGGGATTGCAGGAGCCACAGGCTGGATAAGGTCTGCAAACGGGTCCGCCATAGCGGGGGCAGGAGCAGGGCTTGAGGGCGCTGCCGTTGGGGTAAGGTCTGCAAACGGATCTGCCGCCTTGGGCGCTGCCGGAGCGGGCGCAGCGGGCTTATCCGGCGCAACAAGCTGCTCACGGAAGCGGGAGCGAGACATAGCCATGAAGTCTTGAAATGGAATCTCTGCCGTCGGGGTCTTACGATTGATCTTGTCGTTGCGTTCTTGCAGACGAATGTCGGCGTACAGTTCCTCCGAAGCTTTGCCCGGATAGAACTGACCACGCATGATGCTGCTCACCTCGTCAGAACCAAGCTTGGCTTCCTTAACTAACTGACGGCGGATATTGGAGTCCGAAAGGCCCAAGGCCCGAGCAGCTTGGATATCCCCATAGAGCTTCCCCTGCTCCCGATACAGGTTGTCCAGATAGGTGCTCCATGCCTGACGCATTTCATCCGGCGTCCGGTCGGGGGCGCGGATGATGCGAGTTGCCGACGTCTTGGCGTCCTGACGAAGGGGTGAGTACTCCTTGCCCGCAAACTGGAAGTCTCGAGTAAGGTTGAGTTCCATGGGCGTGAAGCCCGTGACGATGCGGGCAAACTCAGTCGGCAGGTTGAACTGCTCTCCCTGCGGACCCGGGGTCGATGTCATGGCGCGAGTGATGCGGCCCGGACGGATGTCGCCGCCACGGACTTCGATGATCTCTCGAGCATACCCCGGAACATAGGTAGCCATGACGTGGTTAATGCTGCTCAGAACCTGATCGGACAGGCTATCAGTCTCGCTGTAGACGGAGGAACCAGAAGATGTTTTGCCCTGACGCCCAAGCATGTTGTTAGGCAGCACGTCGCGCAGCCGCTCGAACACCATCGATTCAGAACCAAACGGATCGGCGTAGCCAACGACAGAGGCCCAGATGCCCGAAGCAATCTGCTGCGCTTCGTTAGCGCCCAAGCGCCCCTTCTCGTTATACGCCCGGATCCCTGCCACGGCTGGGTCTACAGCAAAGGAGTAAGGCAGGGCGTAGCTTAGGTTGACGTATTCAATACGGCCCTTCTGGTCGTTGTTCGTTATAACAATGTCGTTGCCAGCAAAGAACTCTGGAAGCTCTGCGTAGATGGCCTCCATCTGCTCAGGCGTGGTTCCAGTAGCGGCCATCGATGCGCGAACAGCGGACTTCGGAAGGACAGTAGCCACGGAGATAAAGGATGCGAGACGTTGCGCCCCCATCTCCCTAATGCGACCCTCAAAGGTCTTCGCTGCCGCATCCCCAATCCGACCGCGAACGGCGTCAGATACGGTGAAGGACATCTCCTTCAAGCCACGATCCACGATGTTCACGGAGTTGCGGATGTTTTCGGAAGCAAAGGACATGAAGTTACCAAAGAGCGGGAACTTGTCCAACTCACGAACCGCCAAACCCACACGACTGTAGATCGGGAACATATCCTTGACGGCGTCTGCAGCCATGACCTCGACAGAGGTAAGTTCTGGATTGGCCTTGCTGCTCAAACGCTTAACGATCCCCGTGGATTGAAGATCTTGCAGAAGACCTATCTCACCGTTTGGGTTTAACCCGGCATCTGAGAAGGCTCGCATAAGCTTGTTCTGCTCAGAGACCACAGCCACGCCCTTAAAGAACGAGTCCGAGTCGGCATAGAGCCGCTCGAAAACCTTAAGGAACGGGAGCCAGCCTTCAGCCTTTGCAATCACATTGCGCAGCTTCCCTGACACAGCGAGGTCGGCCCCCGCTTCGCGGTATTCTTGCAAGGCCTTCACGACGAGGTTGCTCTCAGTCACCCCGCTCAAGGATATGACCTTGGCTAGGCGCTCCATGCCCGGATCGCTGAGACCATCTAGGCTGGTGGTAAACAGCTTGAATACGTCAAAGACGTCGGTGGACCGACCGAGGTTGCCCGTTGCTGCCAGCATCGCCGTGTTGCCAAGGAAGTTGCGTACTTGGCTTTCGGGGTTTGGAACAATGGTCATCTTCTGCGACAGGCCGCGCATCTGCGTCAGGATGGATAAGACCTCATCGAGACCTGTGACGCCAATGCGCAACGGAGCGGTGATCGCCCGATACAGTGTCTGGTCCACATACATCCCAGACAACGCGCCAAACTGCCCTTTAAAAACGTCGGTCAGGCCGTTGTCTTCCCCAAGCTTGACGTATCCGCTCTGGGCCAGTTCGTCAGCGTAGCTCTTGATGACGTCGCTTGCCTGTATGTTCCCAGCAAAATAGGCCGGAAGGTCAGCGCCAGCAGCACCGGGGGCCACGGTCCGAGTGTTTAGCTCTCGAGCCTTGTTGATGAAGGGACCAAAATCAAAGTCGGCAGCGGGGGCCATTTCGTTAGGAACCTGAACAAACAGCGGCCTACGTCCAGCGTTAATGGCCGGGATGGCCTCGGACAACGAGGACACAAGGCCAGACTTGCTCATGTTCTGGTAGAAGTTCAGAGCTTCGGTTGTCTTGGCGGTGTCCCCGATGGTGCGGTAGTACAACTCCTTGGGGTCCGTGACCTCGCCCAGCAACTGCCGAAGCTTGGGCGAGCTGTCTAGGATAATCTCGCGGGGCGTAAGCAGGGTGGGTGTCATTTTCAGACGTGGTGCATCCCGAGCAAACAAGCCGCCTTGGGGCGCTAGGCGCTCGGCCTTCAGGCTCTCCAACATCTTTTCAGATGCGGCTCTTGGACTTAACCCACTGTTTATAGAGGATAATCCGATGTATTCGTTGACCTTGTAACGAGCCAAGGCCATTGCCTCCGGGGTCGCCCAAGCATCTCCCTGCCCTGTGTGGAGGTGGGAAGACACCTCTCTTACAGCCTGTTCGTACAGTTCCTTGTCCTTGCCGACCAGATCGAGGCCTTTGTAAAAGGTGATCGGATCCTTGTGGACAAGAAAGGCACGACGCAAGAACCCGCGCTCGGAGTCCTGCCGCTCGGTGATGGTCTTCAAGGCGTTCTGAAGCTTCACTGCCCGCTCTGTGCCGGGGATAGCTGTCGCAATCTCGTTCTCTAGGGATTTGATAAAGTTTCCACGCACGTTGTCCGCCACACCAAGCAGTCGCTTTGCGGCCTTTTGGACCTCCGGCCCGTACTTTGCCATGTCTGGGGTCATGCCTGTGAGGTAATCAAACAGGTCCCTCTCAGCCGCCTTCGCAGCATCAGCCCCTTTTCCGGGGAGACGGAACTTGCCAATGACGCCCTTCAGGGCTTTCTCGTATTCCGTATAGGCTTTGATGCCGCCAGCCTCGGTAGCATCAATGCGCGTAATCGTGTCCATCATCTCTTCGAAGACACGCGGATCAGCGCCACCCGTTGGGGTCAGATACTTCGTTGCAATCCGGCCAACGGTCTTCGCTCCGGGGACCTTGCTTACGGCTGTGCCCAGTGTGTCGAAACCTGTGCGGACGGCCTTGGCTGTAGCTGCGCCAGCCTTGGTCTTTGCCGCAGCGCCAATGCCCATGCCCAACCCTGCAAGCGCCGTATCAAAGCCAGCGCTCAGGGCAGCGCCCTCTACGCCGGAGCGAAGCTTGTTCTTAATTCGGCGAAGGGCTTCTTCCCGCCCTGTCAATCCCGTGTCCTCTTCGGTTCGAAGAGGCGTGTCCAGATCAAAGGCATCCGAAAGAGTCGTGCGACCATCGGGCGAGAACAAAGTCTCGTATCCCCCTGCCGCAGCGGCAGTTGTCGCAACTAGACGAGGTCTTGTTTTTAGCAGAGCCTTGCCCGTTTCGGTCGCGCCAAACTTCTCTGCCGACTTTAGGAAGGTGCTGGTGGAGGGAATGAACTTAGCACCCTTGGCAACCTTTGCTCCACGGCCAAGCCACCCAACAAACGGGATAAACCCTAGGCCGAACCCAACGATCTCGTCAGTGGCTCGGGCCGTGCTGTCCTGCGGACCAACGACGTTCTTTGCGTAGTTGAAGAATTCCGTGGTCGGGCGGGAGGTGTTAGAGTTCGTGGTGAAGTCCAAGGCCGCAGCACCAAGTTCCGCGAGACCCTGAACAAGACTTATGGGCGCAGTTACAACACCACTGCCGACGGACTTGGCAAAGTCCAGTTTGCTTTCAATGAACCCTTTTTCTGGGACTAGGTCCGCGAATGGGTCAGAAGTCTCCGGAGCTTGTGTAGTAGCCTTTGGAATCAGATCGTCAAAAGCGCCCATTTACAGTTTCCCCGGATCGATCCCCATCGTCTTAAGCCGCTCCTTGACAGTATCGACAGGAGCCCCTGACGCGACAGCACTACGAGCAGCCTCTAAGACGGCTGTCTCATCTATAGCACTATTTGCGGGTGCGGCGGTAGTACCTGCATTAGGGGCAGCTTCTGGAGAAGCAGAAAGACCCTCGAACGGAGTGCCTTTAAGCTGCTCTGGCGTATAGCTCTCGAGCACAATCCGTTGGGCTTGCTCTGTGGCGTAGGCTTTCCTGTCCACAGGAGCGCCGTTTGCGTCGGTAGGTAGGTCGTATTCGCTCATGCCCATCACAGACTGATAGGCATCCTGATAGGCATCCGTTGGGCTGCGGTAGTCGCGAGGCTGAGTTCCGCTGCCATCCTTGGGTTTAAGAGAAGCCTCAAGCAGCGCAGCGTTGATGGCTTGCTCGTCCGCCGCACGGCGCTCTTCCGTCGCCTTCGCGGCTTGCATTCCAACAAGAAGGCCTTGAGAAATGTTCTCGGTCGCACGGGCCGAGGTCCCAGCGCCAATGGCTGCGCCGATAATCCCACGGTTCAAGGAGTCGATGTTCTTCTCATAGCCGCTGGCATCGCCCGTCATCCGTTCATAGATGCTGGCAAGATCAAACTTGAGATCGCCAGAGGACTCGACGCCCTTCGAAGCCGCCGTGCTGACGATCTCTTTGCCGATGTCTTCAGGAGCGGCGGTGTCGACCTTGCTCGCTAGGTCCTCGGCCTTAGCCACAATGTCCGCCGCAATTGCTTCGGCAGGGCTCGAGTTGGCCGGGCCGGACGGATCACGAACAGTCCCCGCCGGAGCCGTGACGTCAACAGCTTTGGGGGCCTTTGAAAACTTTTCGAGGACAAGGCTTGGAAGCGAGGCTGGCATGTTGAGCATACTAAGCCCGGTATTGAGGACAGATCCGCCCTCCTCGTAACCAATGGGGGCCATTGGCTTCTGGGGCTGCTTCTTTGACATGACAGACATCATCAGGTCCGGCGAACTGGACATGATGCCTCCGGCTTGACGCAGTTGATCCCGTGCGGAGGGGGTCTGAAAAAGCTTACGGTTGTAAACGCCCGACATATTACCTCCCACTGGGATTCAAGAGAGAGCCAAGCATCCCCTGACCATTTCCATACTGGCTTTGATACGCGCCAAGGCCTTGAGCAGTACCAAGGATCGAGGACACAGGGCTGGGCGTCGGGACGCTCGAGATGCCCAGAGTTTGCTGTGTGGATGGAACGCCGCGCAGGATATCGGACATGTAGGAGAACCGCTGGAAGGGTTCGTATGCCGACTCGATGGCGTTGGCCCGCTGCACGTCGTACTCGGACTGTTGCTGGCCTTGCTCCAAGGAGCCCAAGTTGAACAGGGCGTTGACGTCGCGACCAGCCGCCGCCTGTGCCGACTCGCCAAGAGCGGCTTGCGCCGTGCCAAGGCCTTGGAACAGTTGGGCTGCGGACTGACCACGGTTCATCTGGTTCTCGAAGACGTTCTGGGCTTGCTGCTGTGCACCCGTGTAGGCGGCGGAGCGCAACTGTGCCCCAGTGCGGGCCATCTCAGAGCCGACGTTACGAGCATTCTCTTGCTCGGCAACGGCTTGGCGCGAACCACCAAAGGCCCCGGCCCCTACGGCATTGGCATTGATCTGGTTGCGATTGATCTCACCCTGACGTGCGATGTCGGCCTGAGTGGTGTTGATCACGTCCTCGACGAAGGGGTCGTAGAAAGACTTGTAGGAGTTCGGGTCATAAGCCCCCGACGTGCCGCCAAGCGTGGCAACCCCTTGAGCTATTGTGTTTTTCCCCGTCTCGAGCATAGGAGCATATGCACCAATGCCTTGAATGCCCATCTGGATGGCCTTGTTCTGGGCCTCCGTGAAAGGCATGATGTCGGCTTTTGGAACGCCGCCAGTGACTTTCGGAATGGGCTGACCACGGACGTCTAGGCGCGGATTGCCTTGGGCATCCGTCTCATAGACAGGCTTCCCGCTCGCATCGAGGACAGGCTGACCATACAGTGGCGATACGGCGGCAATGCCCGCTGGCTTACCAGTTTTTGGGTCGACCCGATATATGTTGGACAGGAGGTCCTTTAGGTAGTTTTCCTGATAGTCGGGAAGAAGAGATACGGACTCTTGGCGAACTGTTTGATCGGCCATTATGCTCTCCGCTCGAACTGATGCATCATACGATACATCTCTGCAGCACCCTTGCTGCGGTCGCCATTTCCTGCCCCGCGCACGGCGCGGTTGGTCATCACAAACTCACCATCCGAAAGACGGGCTTCACGTACAGGCTGACCGTTTTGGAAGATACGGGCGCGTACCGAATCGCTGGTCCCGGTCCCCGGACCTTGGATCTCGCCACCACGGGCATAGCCGTAGCGGTAGTCAAAGGCCGGAGTTCCGGCGTAATCAGGGTTACGCTCCCCTGTGTCCAGACGACGCTGCTCTTCAGGAGACGTCAGCTTCACTTCCTTGGGCTCCGTAGCCTTTAGGAGGATCGACATCATGAGCGGGTTGTCAAATGCCTTGAGCAAGCCCCCAAGACCGCCTTGATTTCCTTGCCCCGGCATACCGCCTTGACCCTGCACTGCAGTCGGGCTTTGCCCCTGACCGCCAGCGCCACCCATCAGAGACGCCAAGGGGTTAAATCCTTGCCCGCCCTGACCACCACCACCGCCAGAGAACATATTGGATACGGCGTTGCCAGCGGCCATGGACGTTTGCCCACCGCCCAGTACGTCACCGATAATCCCCGCCCGACCACCAAGTCCGCCCGTCATCAAAGTTCCGATGCCGCTTGACACGGCTTCTTTTACAGTGCCGCCACCAAGAAGGGTCCCAAGGCCAGACCCAAGAGCCGCCCCGCCGGGGCCCCCAGCCACAAAACCTACAATGCTTCCGAGGGTTGAGAAAAGGCTCATGTGGTCACCACCGTGTTTTCTGGGGGCATCTTAACAAAACCACGTCAATGGAACAAGGGATCATTAGACCACGATCCTTATTTCCCCGGTGGAGGTCTTATAGATGTCGTTCACAGCCAGACCGCCCGCAAGGGCAGCGGCGTTGTTGGCGTAGGTTTGCAGACGCAGCATCCGAAGAGTTGAGAATACGGCCTCTCCGGGGTTGTTCGTCTGTTGGATGAACGTCGAGAAAGCCCGAACAACTTGGTTCAGGTAGTCTTGGCTGTACGCATTTGGGGGCGTCGGAAAGTATGGTACTGGGCTGTTAGTTCCCATCAGCGTCTCCCGTCAGTTCGGACATCGAGCCTTGGATCGCCCAGACGCCACGACGTATTTGTTTGGTTGGACTCAACCCGAATGGACATGGACCGCCCGCGCATACGGATGAAGACCTGATCCGTAAATTGCTCAACAGGAACGCTGGCCGTCTTTGTCACTGCATTTGCATCCGAGGAGATGAAATTGTCTCCGGGGAAGTTGCGGGCCTTGATCGTGAAGGTGGCTGACGGATTTGCCGCCGTGGAGTTCCTGAACGTCAGGTCGGGAATGACCCGAGTGGCAAACATAAACTGGTCGCCCTCGCCAATGTCTATGACGCTCGACTCGATGTACGGACTCAGAGCCGTTGGTGGGTTGTTCGATCCGTCGTTGAAGCCAGACTCTTGATAATACAAATAACTATCCGCGCTCGCTGCTAGGGGGTACCCCAACACACCTCGGTCAACCCAAGCAGTTCGAGGCATTGAGCCGTAGTACCAGATCTGCTGGTCGTAGTTATAGACCACATAGCTGTCGTTCTCAGCGCTACCTGTCGACGGGTAGAACCACCACACCTCCGAGTAAGAGCTGTTGTGTCCAGCGTTGATCTTCAAGGCTTGATTGATGTTCAGAGTGCCGAAGATGTACTCTTTTACGTTGCAGGGGATCTGAGCAACGCTACCGCTGTAGACGTAGAACTCGCCCTTGCCCATCCAGAAGACCACGTCGCCCACCGCCACCATGGCATTAGGCCCCATGATCGAGACGCCAGAAGAAATCTCTTGAACGCCAAAGGTGTAGGGCGGGCCGATGTACTGCATCGCGTGGATAGACACGTCGGTGAAGACCACGACTTGCTGTTTGGTTTGCACAGCGCCAATGATCTCGGACCCCGAACCAAGGCGCAATTCCCCTGCGGTGTTGTCTGCGCGGGTCTCCCAATCGGTCAGGCTTTCTTGGCTCGAGAACCGTATGACCAGCGGGTCTTGGACTCCCGGAGTGGACTCTGGGTCGCAACCAAAGACGATTGTGTGCCTATCGCGTTCAGACACGATGACCTGTTTGACAACAGTCGGTGTACTGTTTGCCCCAGCCAAGGAGGCTAGCGTCACCGCACGGGTAGAAAGCCCTGCCGAGGTGTCCCAATAGTACAGACCGCCGTCATGCACAGCCATCAACAGGTCTTCGCCGAAGTTGTCTTGGCTCCAGACGCGCAACTGTGTGCCGGGGATAGTGGTTGTCGAAGGCGATCCCCATCCAGATCCACCCCAAACACCTGCTCCCCAGCCCGTGCCGTACACAGACGTATCCAGACCCGTGTTGATTTGGTAAGACGCCGTGACTGTGCCACCACCAGTTACACCTCCGGCTGCAGCAGAACCGCCCGTGTTTACCGTATAAGTATCCGTGGTCAGGATTGCGAGAACCTGATGCTCTTTGTTTATTTGCCCTGTCGTAATACCGCTTACGGCAGTTGCCCCAGAGAACGTAACAAAGTCTCCGGCGTAACAGCCATGGGCAACATCCGTAACAATCAGGACTCCGGACCCAGCGGCTTGGGTTTGGAAGGGGTTCGTGAGCGTTGCGTTAGGAAGCCGTAGCGGGGTGATGTCGTAGAACGTGTTACCTCGAACAACGTAGTATTTGAGGTTTGTCCCCATGCCCATGTACGTGGTCCCGTCTAGGGCCGTCCAAGGCATGATGGAGCGCGTCGTTCCGAGGAACGAGAGGGCAGAGTACGGTGTCCACCCTCCTATTGTTTCGGGCTTTCCAAAGCGAAACCGGACTAGGTTACAATCGTACCAGCCGCCCTCATTGGCATACGCGGTAGTTTCCCGGTTGATCCCGGGGCGGAACTGGAGTTTGATAAGCGCCATGACTGTCTCCTACTTCCGGAGATACTACATCAGTTGAGTAGCTTCGCCAATGTCTTTGGTCCAACGATGCCATCAACGGCAAGACCATTGGCTGCTTGCCACTTCTTGACTGCGGCCTCGGTCCCCGGACCAAACACACCATCGTCCTCAAGGCCTAACTCAGCTTGCATCCGCTTGACCGCTTCGCCCGTAGAACCTTTTTTCAGGACACCGGGAATGGCTGCGGCGTTGGTAATAGGCGCAGGGACAGCGCCACCGAGGACAGCGAGTGCTTGCTCGTAATGCTTGCGGCGATCTTCAAGGCCGATTGTCCCACCATTGACCAGCTTGGTCATCTTGACGATGTCGTTTTCGTCACAGGCACTGTTGAGTTTACGGCTGTTCCAGTACCAGCAAGCGGACTCAAGTGCGCCCTTCTTGGTCTGAACGTAGTCAATGACATCCGGCAGCGTCATCTTGATAGACAACGCAAAGGCACTGTAATTGTCCTTGCCCGTCAATTGGATGACGCCACGTCCACGGAACAGATAGCCCTCCCCAGACGCAGTGTCACCATTGCCCATGCGGTTAGCATAGATCACGTTGGCAATCTTCTCCGGTTGCTTGGCATAATCGGCAGCGTTGCGCCCCGCCTTCGAGAAATACTTGGAGAACAACTTCTCCAAGGTTTCAGCGCGGTAGTTCAGGTTCTCCGACAAGGCCGTGAAGTTCATCGACTCATGACCGCACTGAGCAAAGAAGCCAGCAATGCGGTTTGGTGTGTTGATCTCGTACTTCGGCAGGATTTCCAGCGCGGCGTCGGCCCACGCAGCGGCGTCAGCGTTGCCGTGTAGGATGTGGATGATCTTCTCTTTGGTCAGTGTCATGTCTTCTTCCCTGCCTTCTTGACGACAGCACCAAGGACAGAGTCCTTATCCGCCCCTGCCGTGCCAGCGAGGTTGGAAAGCAGATCCCCTGCGTTACCCGTTACAGCGGTCTTGATCAGGCCTTCAACTGCGGGCGGCAGGTCGACCTTGTCCAGCACTGCGTCAGCGATCTTTTCCTTGACCTTGCGCCCAATCAGAGCGCCTACCAAACGACCAATCATTCTGGATCCTTCTCATTTTGAGACTTGTTACGATTGTTTCCTGCAGCCATGACGCCGCCAAGAGCGCCAAGGATAAAGGTGCTGATGCTTGTCAGCAGAGCAAAGAACTGCTTGTCGTTCTCGCTGCTGTCCCCCATTGGCTGGGTCACAAAGACCAACGAGTACAGCACGACAAGGATTGTCGCAGCTAGCACACAGGTCAGCACAACGCCGACAAAGTACCGCAGACGGCCTTCCAGTACGTCAGGATCATTCTTACCCATTTGGTCCTCCTAGCAGGTCTTCGGGGCATTGCTTTGTTGCCGTACAGATTGGCGGCTGGCATTCTGGGTTAGCCCAGTTGGCTGGGTCTTGGCACGGATAGCGATAGCGTCCATCGCCCGATATATAGAAGACCGCAGCCAGAGCGGCGAGGAGGACCAGCCAGAGCAGTTTCTCTTTCATACCATCGTCCTCTATTGGGCAAGCGGGTTATCAAGCGCCCGCTGCAGTCGGCCATTTATCCGGTCTTCTAGTTCCTTCATGTCCTGATCTTGCGACATGCGAAGTTGGTCCCGTCTTGTCTCGAAGCGCTTTTCAGCATCATCGATCAAGGTCCTGACTTTTTCTTCGTTATTTCGAACCGCATCTTCTGCTCTATCCACCTGTTTTTCAAGCCTCATGATGTCGTCCTTGAGGCCATTCTTGATATCACGGGCGTAGTCCAGCGCTTCTTGGACCTTGGCGTCCATGACCTCCATCTGCTGTTGGTAGGCCCCAAGGTCCATGGATGCGACCTCTTCGACCTTTTGGTACATGACGAACCCGCCGTATAACGTACCGCAGATAGTGGACAAAAACGCGACAGTGGCAGCGATGGTCGCTGGCGTCATCCGAAGGCCAAAGATCGTGAAGGCCTTGTCCTTTAGGCCCTCAACCTCTTCAAGCACTTCCCCAAGGTCCCGGCTTTCTGTCATGGCTCAAAGTTCAACTGTTCGTCTTGAAGCCGCTTCATGGCTTCAAGTTCCGCGTTTAGCTGCTCTATTTCCAACCTGCGTTGCTGCAGTTCCAAAAGGTATAGCTGGGTGCAGTCGATCCTAGACTTTGGTGCGTTGAGCGGGATCACAATCCGTGCAAACAGACCGATATCCTTTGTCTGTGGCAGAAGGTCGGTTCCGCCTACGTTGTTGATACCGCCAAGAACTCCAAGCTCAAGGTTGGTACTGCCCCCTATCGCCATGCTGCAGTCAAGTTCACCAGCCCTGAAGCTGTCGCTCTGGTATGTCATTGGCGCAGTTGGAAGCTGCAGCGCCAAAGATGTGCTGTCGGCTTGCGCTGTTCCGCCCACCAGAACCAAGATGGTAGCCAGCCGCTTCATGCTTTTTCCCCGTCCAACCTCGAACAGATGCGCGACGAAATGATGGCGTTATCCTCTTGCCCCGCACGAAGCATCGAGGTTGTGCAGACGTAGACAACACGTTCTACGTCTGCTTCCCTTACATAGATCTCAAAGTCTTTCCTGCTTCCCGGCAAAACATGCATGACGCGCTGCGTCGAAGCAAAGGCAACGGGGTTCATTTTCCCATCCAAGACGCTGACGGAGTAGTACTCGACATCATCGCGGGCGTTGAAGATGGATAGGTCGGCTTGCATGATCTGCGGCACAGAAGATGGATGCAGTTCTGGGTACGCTGGCGTCATCTCATGCGCCCCAGCAGCCGTTCCAAGCAGGGTCAGTGTTATAGCCAACTTCATTTTGCAATGCAGTCCGCTTGGATTACGGAGCGGTACGTCCCTGCAGGGAAAGCCTTGTCATAGCCATACTCAGCAGTGCTATCGACCTTGAACCACGTTGTGCCAGAGACGCTCAGATCGAACTCCGTGGTGGCATCATACTCAACTTTTGCTGCGTCATAGGCAGACATCCCCGCCGCAGAAACGCTCGACACGGATGCCCCGCCCGTCCACGTGACAGTGTCTGTCAGGGTGGGGCTTGTAGAAAACGAAGTTGGGTGCGTGATGCGGGCGACATAGTAACCAGCAAGGGCAACGTCATACCGGACAATTGGGGTCACCCCACCATCGGCGGGGAGCGCACTAAGCTTACTGGCTGTTGGGTTGCCATAGACGCCAGTGCGATCTGTGCGGATGACGCACTTAGCCTGAACAGTGCCTTCGATCTGGACACCTTCTGCCAGTGCCATGTGGGGCAGTGCGATCAGGGCAGCAACTACGAGATATTTCATTTGAACACCCTCTACTGGTATTGCAGGTCTATCATCTTTTCGTGCAGCACCTGCTGCGCTAGGCCGTTCCTCAACCCACGCCTGTTCTCAGGAAGCTTCCCGTCAACCAGCATTGGCACGTCCGCATAGGCTCCCCCGTCTATTTGCGCAGCATAGTAAACGGACATGTCAGAAGTATACCCCATTGAGGAGATAATAGCATCCTGAGAAATGCCGTTGGCTAGCGCTAGGGCGTTTTTTGATGCGGCCAACCCGCGCTCAAGCCTTGCCTTCCGCTCCTTGTCGTCGCTCTGCTCTTCGGTCGATCCTGTATCCTCTTGATACTCTTGATCAGTTTTCTGGCTGGCAATCCTATAGGCGTCATCTTCCAAGGCGTCGTATGTTTCCGTCTCTTCGAAGGTTATAGACGGAACTAGGGGTTCATAGCCATCGCAGGACGGATTTGACTGCGGGTCTGCGCATTGGTTGACACGATAGGAGTATACAACAGATGCGTCCGAGATAGTTCCGTCGCCTTCAACTTCAATAGACCCAAGGCCCCAGTACCTAAGCGGAACACTCTGCACAGGGATGCCCTTTGTGATGGTGTTCCCAGCAAGCCCCGACCAGTTGTCCGTCTCGCGAAAGATGTACCCGCTGCTTAGGGCGTTTTCATTTTGCACATGGACCAAGGCGCTTGAAGCGGGGTCCTTGTCTATGCTGTACCTATAAAAGACGCCAGTGATATCAAGACCGGGGACCGTGGGCACGACATTGCTCATGTCCCACGAAAGCCCGCCAGAAGCTGCGTTATCTGTTGCGCCGTAAGTAAAGGGTTCAGAGTGCGATAAGGAGGCCCAAGACGCCAAGCAGAGCGCCAATGCCAAATTTTGTTTTCTCATCGATGCGCCCCTTAGATGTGCCTCCGGCGCGATCAGGGTCAGCTTCCCACGCAGCCTTGGCTTCTTCCCCTATCATACCATCGTATGGGCAGGGTGTGCCAGCATCGAGCATGGACTGAAAGACGCGCTCATCTTGGCACATCGTGGAGACGGCGGCGACCTTCATCCCCATATCGTACAAGGCCTTGGCGTTCTTGAGCCTTTCACAGTTCATATCGCGGACTGTCTTGCCCGCGCTTAGGCCCAAAATCTGGGTCTGCACGGCCCCTGACACACCCACAGTGCAGAGATCGTTGCCGTTTCCAGCACTAAATTGCGGCGACACAGCCGTGGGCGGTGGAGAGATCACTGTTGTGGTCATCTCGCCATTTGTAGTGACTGACCCGTCTGAACCAGACCATGTGCAAATATAGCCCTCTGGGCATTGCACATCTGGAACTGATTGAGAATGCGCCATAGCAGCGGCTAGGAGAAAGCCAGAAACAAGGATCAGAATGACTATGACTTTGTCTCTGTCTATCTTCATTTTCACTTCACCAGTTTGTCTAGGAGTCTCTCAATCTTAGCATCAAGGTTGTCGATGCGAGTGATGACACGGTTGATGTCGGCATGAACCTCTGCCTTGGTGACATATTCCTTAGCAAGCTCTTCACGGGTGCGGTTCAATAGGATTTGAAGGCGTTGGATCTCAGCAAATGCATAACGCACAACAGCGCCAACAAGGCCAAGGCCACCAGTGAGAATCAAGTTCCAGATCATCTCAGGGGTCATAGCATCCTCATCACTCGAAGATAGCTCTGCGGCTTCTCCTGTTTGTAAGTGTACCGCACTGCATGTCCGTGGGCACTTGCTTCCTGCTCAACACGGGCAGCAAAGTCTTTGTCCCCAAGCCAACAGGAGAAGTCTCCCTGCTTTTCTGGCTCGTCAGGGGAAACAAGGACGCCGTCACTGTTGTACCTGTCCACCGCCAGTTCCCCCGGCTTCACCTTTTTGTAGGTTTTTTTCTGAAGCATCTTGAGGGATGGGTCGAAGTAATACCCATTGATAACTACTCCCGGATCGGATCCGTCTGTGTACAGACGAAGGATGTCAGTTCCGATGCTTTGCAGGTCAACGGCATATCTTTTCGTAACCGCCGATTGAACGAGATCCGGCACTTTTCCAATAATCTTTTTCAGTGTTTTGAGTCTTGATGCCACCACGCACACGGAGAATTCCCCGTCACGCACACTGTAGATGATCTCACCAATGTCCTCCAGAATATCCGCAGACAGTTCCGCTGTGGACTTGTGGAGGTGGGATAGAGTGGTTCCTACTGACACGACTTAAGCCTCTTAGGTTATCACTACAGTGCCGTTAGACGTGAACGTGGTTGAGTTCCCATCCCATGAAATCTGGCAACGACCCGGAGAGCCGTTTCCGCCACTATATCCACTGGGCGAACCCGTACCACCCGCACCAAGGCCGATGGTAACCGTAGTGCCGTAGACAATCTGGACCGTTCCAGTGAGGTACGTTCCGGCGGAGCCACCAAAGCCCGAAGCGCCGCCTTCGTCATATGTGGAACCAGCATCCCCGCCGCCGCCGCCGCCAGCAGCGCCATAGCCACTTGCGGAGCCGCCAGAACTGTTCAATGACCCGCCGTAGCCACCAGTGCCAAATGCGGACGATGCGCCAGCCGTACCACTAGTACCGCGACCACCGCCACAGTTCTCACCGCCAGCGCCGCCAGCGGCGGTGATTGTCTGAATACCCGCCGCTGATATGGTAGAAGAGCCACCAGAAGGGGCGTAAGACCCACGACCGGGTTCTTTATTATCAGCGCCATAGCCGCCGCCGCCGCCGCCTCCAAGAAGCGTATACGTCACTGTTGCTGTCTTCGACGTCCCCCTGAAGTTCTCAAGGGTAATAGCCCCACTCGCCGGGATAGTGGCTGTGCCAGCGCCAACAGGAACATATGCACCACCGCGATAGTACTCGTTTATCGAGATGGGGTCTGTGCCACCATACTCAATTTGCAGGTCAGAAAGTGTTACTTGTCCTGACGCTGGGATAGCCATTAGGTGATCGTCCCGTAAGCTGTGACGTTGCCTGTGACCGTAATGTTGCCGCTGCTATCAAGCCGCATCTTGTTGACGCCGTTGTATGCAAAGGTCAGGTTTGTACCGCTTGGAACCACGGTCCAACTTTGTGTGCCACCATTGATGGTGACAGTTCCTGTCGTGGTTGGAGTGGTAAGGGTCGGGCTCGCCAAAGGAGCCTTCAAATCCATCTGCGTTTGGATGGCAGACGTGACGCCGTCTACGTAGTTTAGCTCCGTCGCGGTTGCTGTAAGGCCAAAGTTTATAAGGGCTTGTGCGGCAGTGGATGCCCCAGTTCCGCCATCAGCAACAGCTAGGTCGGTAATGCCCGTGATGCTGCCGCCAGTTATGGTTGCCGAGGATGTGGATACGGAAGCGCCGGAGATGCTGCCGCCCGTGATCTTTACACTGCTCATAGCAAAGTGGTCGGTCAGGTTGGCGACTGCCGCAGATGCCCCACCGCCATTGGCGTAGATAATTGCACTGTCGCCTGTGGCTACGGTTACGTTGCCACCAGAACCTTGTGTAAAGATCACGCTCTGGGCCGTGGTGTTGTACACAAAGTAGATCTTCTCCGCGTCGTTGGGGGCAACCGTGATCGTGTGCGTCCCGCTTGGGCTTCCGCCAAGGACGATCAGGGCATTTTGCCCGTCAGATAAGGTCGGAGCGTTGGAGGTAGTCAGGGTCGAGGACGTGCCGGACAAGGACAGAGTGACCTGCCCATTTGTTATGGCATCGAGGATCTGCATGTTGGTGTTGACGGTGTCGCCCCAATCGCCCGACTGTTCACCATCACCGGGGAGTTCTAGGCCACCGTTATTTGTGTACGTACTTGGCATTGGTCATCCTCACGCCGCGATGTTTGTCCAGATGGTGGCCGGGGTTGGCCCCACCTCTGTCCACGTATTTATAGCATCTGGATCGACCTCAGTCCACGATGAACCTGCAGCGGGGGAGATTGCGCTCCAAGAAGTGGGTGGCACGGGGCTGATGGCATCCCAAGCGGTTCCGGGCTGTGGTACAATCTGGCCCCAAACGATGACCGAGCCCACGCGGCCCGTGGCGGAAACGCCCAGCGGTATGACGACAGCGGAGCCAGTAACAGTTACGGAACCAACAGAGCCAGAAGCGGAGACGCCGGATACGGCAACGACGGCATTGGCCTGTACTGTGACCGTGCCAACTGCGCCTGTGGCGGAAACACCTGTCGGAAGGACAAGGGCCGAGCCAACAACGGCGACAGTGCCAACAGCGCCTGTGGCGGAAACACCCGTGGGCTGCACAAGGGCCGAGGCCGTAACAGTGACAGAACCAACAGCGCCCGTGGCGGAAACACCCGTAGGTTGGACGAGGGCCGAGGCCGTGGTGGTGACAGAGCCGACACTAGCAGTGGCCGATAGGCCGGAAACAGCGACGTCAGCGTTTGCTTGAACGGTGACAGAGCCGACACTTGCTGAAGCCGATAGGCCGGACACAAGCACAAGGGCCGAGGCCGTAACGGTAACGGAGCCGACATCTGCGGTGGCTGATACGCCTGTAAGGATAGCGGCGGCGGGCGCAACGACGGAGCCAACGCTGCCTGATGCAGATACGCCAACAACACCTACGACAACGTCGTTTGCCTTTCCTACCGCCGAGAACGGGGAGGCTGAGAAGGGACTAAAACCAAACATTTCGCCCCTCCTTTACTGGGTCAGGTTGGGTAAGGATACCGCATTTTTATCTCTGCGACTAGGGCAAGCCACTCGTCCATCGTTGCTTCTCCGCGCTGTGCCTTGAAGAACAGTGGGTCGGCTTCCTTGGCATAGGCTGCGGCACGAAGGTCTGATTGCTGCTCAAACGTGGGCGGTGCGGGTGGTGCGGGCGGCACATAAACATATGGTGCTGTGCTGGGGTCAGCACTCATTGCATCATACAGCGCAACAATATCAAAAGCCGCCCCAATATCGGCAGGATCACAGGTAAATGGTATCCAGCCATAAGTCGGATGATTAATCTCGCAGTCAATGCGAATGGCGTCGAGGTATTTTGCGTTGCGATATTCCATCACGAAATCCTCAAAAAGAGTGTTGCGCCATATATGGTTTTTGACGTTGGTCCACCAGTGCCATAACTGCTGCTAGAGCCAAGCGCCCGCCATGTTCCAGAAGGGGACCCAAGACTTGAGGGGCCTGTGCTTACTGTTGAAAAAGTCGTGGCATCTTCCCACCGATGACTTCCGAAAAAATAAGCAATAGCAGATGCCCAATAAAGCCCAGAACCCGCATAGTCAGTATTTTGGGTGACGTTTGAAAGAGATGACAGAAATGCAAGAGAGCCAACCGAGCCTACAGTTGTTGGCACACCAGCGGCAGCAGCCCAAGAAGGCGCTGCACCTGAGCCGCCAGAGGTGAGAACTTGACCAGATGTGCCGTAGTTTGCGCCGCCGATGCCGATTTGGCCCGATGAACCGATACGCATACGTTCAACACGGCGGTCAGTTCTTGTTCCTGCAACTTGCGTTGACCATGACCAAGCAGAAGAACCATCAGTGTTGATGTCCGCTAAAAAATTAGCAACAGCAGCGTCAAGTTCATTGCGGGCATCAAAGTAAGTTCCTCCATAGACAGAGGCGCTTGATTGGTTGTTTTTTACGGCAAATCCTTGGTATGTGCCGCCGCCGGAAAACTGTGCGGCAGTGCCGCTTCCAGTGGCTACAACGTCAAGCTTCGCACCCCCAGATGTTCCACCAATCCCCACGTTGCCAGAGGCGTCGATACGCATGGCTTCTGCGCCGCCTTCAGAGAAGGCAATGGTGTCAGCGGCAGGAAAGAAGATACCCGTGTTGGTGTCGCCTGTAGGCGAGATGGCTGGTGCGGCGGCGCTACCCGCAGGAAGCACGGCCCCATTGGTCAGCGTAGGCGCACCTGTGCCAGCGGCGTTTACGAGGTAGTCTGCTTTGATCGTGGACATGGTTATACCTCTGGATACGGGAAGCGGGCTTCGATTTCAGCGATCTTGTCGAGCCATTGTTGTTGTGTAGCCTTGCCTCGCTGGGCCATGAAGAAGAGAGGATCAGCTTCAGTGCGATAAGCTTTTGCACGTTTAGCTTCTTGCTCTTCGCGGGTTGGTGGCTCAGGTTCAGGCTCAGGCAACGGGATGAACACGCCATCCACATAGCTGCCGCCGATATAGCAACCTTCGGCGGCTTCAGGCCAATCAGCGCAGAAGTCTGGGATGTTGTTGGGATCGACAACAATGATATTTGCGACGATGCCGTCTTTGATTTCAACGATGTTCATTATTTGAACTCCAAGATCATAATGACGCCTTGCATTCCAGACGTTCCAGCAGTTGTGCCTGTGGTTGCTTGGCCCCCGCCGCCTGCGCCATAAACAGTTGCGCTATTGTTGCCTCCAGTGCTTCCGTAAAAAGATGCACCGCCGCTGCCATAACTATACATAGGAGTGCTTGCATTAATAACGCTCCATCCACCCGCGCCGCCAGAAATGTTTAAAATCCCTCCAGTTGCGGTTCCGCCTGGTTCTCCACTAGAAGATGCACTTTGCACGCTAAACCCCGCGCCGCCTGTTAAGGTTGATAACGTAGATGCTCCCGCGCTTGTGCCGTTGGCCCCAGTTGTGCCACTGCCCGCCCCTGCCGTTCCACCAGCACCCACAGTCGCAGTTACTGACCCAAGCGTTGTTAAGTTTAAAAGCCCGATTGCTGTTCCGCCCCCACCAGCTCCACCGCGCGCATCGTCAGTCGTGCCAATGCCGCGTGTTCCACCGCCACCACCAGTAACAAAAGCAATCCCCCATTTGTAACCAGAAGTCGGAGTGTAGGTTCCAGTTGCGGTAAAGACTTGGATGTTGACGTTAGAAATGCCAGAGTTAGCCAATGCAAAAGCAGTGGTTGCGATCTGGGTCGTGTTCGTGCCAACAGTCGCTGTTGGCGCAGTAGGCACACCTGTCAGCGCAGGAGATGCAAGGGGTGCGGGAACAGCCCCATTGATCGTAGCAGTATTCCCACCAGCCGCATCTAAAAAAGCATTAGCTTTCACTGTTGCAGGATTAGATGCGGTAATCCCGTTCGTGCCGTCAAGGGTAATGGACATTAGTTGGCCTCCTTTGGAGCTATGTCAAGCGGGCCTTCTTCGGTCCAAAGCCAGCGGTCCCGACTGTCACGCGAGGGCAAAGTGCTATCGTCCATGATGCGCCAAAACTTACCCGCAGGCACGTCTTTGTTGGCTACAGCTTCGATCTGGTCGGCAAACTCAGGGGCTGGGATGATAACCGCTACGCCGCCATTGTCGTTGGGAAAGATGATGACTTGCATGGGTTCCTCTCAGCGGAAAATGGCTACGCAGACGATATCTGCGTCAGTTGTCGAACTAGGGTTCCTAACCGTAACTTTTATTGATCCAACTGCCTGTGTTGATTGGACGGGGCCAGCAGTCAAGTTTGTTCCTGAAACTCCTGCAACACCTGTGGCTGAGCAAGTTACAGCATAGTTTGCGTCAGACATTGCTGTCGTAAAGTTAACAGTGTAATCGCCCGTCCCATTGTCCGTGATGCTTGTGACGTTTCCAGAGGCGCGGATGGCCACAGTGCCAGTGCCGTTGAAGTTCACCCAAGCACGGGCTGAGTAAGATGGAGCAGACCCAGAAGCTGTTGAAAGTTGGGCTGGGACAGGCAAGCCAGTCAAAGCCGACCCATCAATAGCAGGAAGCGCACCCGTAAGCTGGCTTGATGCAATCGTCTTATTAGTCAGCGTCTGCGTGGCGTCAGTGCCAACCAGCGTGGTGGTCACATCGGGCAGCGTGATCGTGCGGTCCGTGTTGGTGTTAGGAGCCGCTATGGTGAGCGTTCCAGTGCCGGATGCGTTGGGGGCGAGGGTGATGCGTGACATACTACACTACAGTCCATACTGATCCGCTGGGGATGGTTACGGTTACGCCGGAGGCGATGGTTATAGGCCCTGCGGCCATGGCGTTGCTATCGGTGGTGATGGTGTAGTTAGCCGTGATCGTCTTGGGGTTCTCAAAAAATACTGCGTTGGCTACACCCGCAACTTGAAGCTTGGTGGCTGGGGTTGTCGTGCCAATGCCCACGTTGCCATTGGAGTCGATACGCATACGTTCGTTGGCATCTACACCACCGCCAAGGTTGTTCCGAGTGCCGAGGCTTAGTGCGGTATCTGGAGATAACCCCTCTGAAAATGCGGCCACATAAGCACCGACACCCGCTCCGGGGGAGGAGCTATCAGAGCCAAAAAACTCAATTGTCCCAGATGGTTGACCGGTAGTTGTCGCGGTATCCGTATCGGAAAGCCTGATCCTCGCCGCCGTGCTGGGACTCGTAAACATAGAGGAAGATGTCGCAGTCTGAGATACACTGACCGTATAAGTTCCAGTATTACCCGTGCCCGTCCCCAGCGCGGTGATCTTGGTGATTGGGGAAACGCTCAATCCAAAAACAAAGTCACCAACAGCCAAAGTGCCTGAAAACACAGTGGTGACATCCATCGTGGTGCCAGAAATGGACGCAGTGAACAGGGCGGTATGGCTGACGCTTCCTGACACATGAAGCTGGGTTGCGGGTGAGCTAGTACCAACACCAACGCGGTCATTGGTTCCATCGACGTAGAGCGTGTCTGTATCGACGGACATGTTGCCCGTAAAGGCGGGTGATGCCAGCGGTGCTGCGGCCAAGTTCGTAAGCGCTTGCGGAGCGGTGGTCGCCCCAGTGCCACCATTGGCGATAGCAACAGTTCCCGTGACGTTGGTGGCGTTCCCAGATATGGATATGCCCCAAGTGCCCGTAGCGCCCGTGCCGTCGTTCTGTGGAGCGCCAATCAACGACGGCGTTACCGTGACGGAAGCAGCCCCCGTGACGTGCCCAAACCCATCTAGGTTGATGTCCTGAACGAACGTGGCCCCGGTGTTATCGACGCTGGCCTGAGATGAGGTGTCGGCATGGGATAGGCCGTCCACATCCTGCGTCAGCCCTGTTCCTGCGGCCACGGAGAAGGTCGTTCCGGCAAGGCCAATACCACCGCCAGCGGTGTAGGTCGTATCGGTAGAACTGATCGTGAAGTTCGGGTACGTTCCCGTGATCGTCGTCGCCCCGCCTTGGGTAAGGGCAACGGTCTGGTCCGGCGCAGTGTTGGTGATGACGTTGTTGGTTACGGAGATGCCCGTACCAGCGGTGTAGACAGCCGTGGCTGCGACCTGAACGAAGGTGATGTTGGTCGTGCCAAAGGTGATCGTACCTGTGGTGTTGCAGACGTAGAGTTCGCCCGCGCCCGTAACGCCCTGCGAAACAAAGAAGGCATCGCCCGCGCCTAGCGCGGTGGGGCTGCTAGGGGCATAGGTATTCGTGTCGGTAGAGCGGGTCATAACCCAGTTTGTGCTTACGGAACCAACATTGGTTACGGTATAGACGCCGTTCTGGGTCTGGTCGGCTTGCGTATAGATCAGTACCCGGTCGGCCACACTTAGCGTAACCCCGTCAAGAACCAGCGCCGCTTGAGCGCCCGCATTGGTCAGGGTAGCCCCAACGCCGGAAGTGCCGTTGTTGTACGTCACCGTCAGCGCAATAGGGGATTCTACACGAACAGGGGTGTGGTAGTGAATGCTGGCAGAAGCGATGGTATCGACGTAGCTTTTGGTCGCTGCTTGCAGGGATGTTGTCGGATCAGCGGGGAGCACAACCGGAACAGTTGTCGTGATAGCTGCGTTCTCGACCTTGAAGCGCTGAGTGCCGTTCGTCTCGATAGACACAGTGTCCGCCGCAGGGAAGCGGATGGAGGTGTCGGTGTCGCCCGTGTGGATGATCTTGTCGGCAACGGACAGGTTGCCAGAGGCGTCCAGATAAACCGACTTCGAGGCGGCATAGGAGATGAAGATGTTCTTGACGCCCGCGCCCCAGCTTACGGCGGAGCCGCCGTTGCTTGAAGCAAGGATGGTCGTGCGGGCCAGCGTGGGGCCCGTGGTCGAATAGGTTCCGAGACCAACTTCCCAATCGGTATCGTTGGTGATGGCGTAATAGGTCGTGTCGCCGTTGGCTAAGACAGCCCCAAAAGACTGATAGCCCGCCGCAGCGCCCAGAAGCACGTAAGAAGACGTACTCGTGGTGCTCGTGGTTTCTTGGACACGATCAGCTACTACAAGAGCCATGGTCGTTCCTTAAGAAATGCGGATGATGGCGTTGGAGGCGTCAGCCGTTGGAAACTGAATGGTGAACGTGCCTGACGTCGAAATCTTATCGCCGCCAAAGTCCAGCACCACAACCGAGGGGTTGGTGTAGGTGTGGGTCGGGGTCGAGTTATAGATCAGAGCGCCTCGGGCGTTGATTGTGGCCGACGTGAAGGAGATGTCGTCAAAGTCGGTGAACGCTGTCGTGCCTGTAGTGGTCGGGCTGATGTTGGTCAGCGACCCGCCGCCCGCAGCATACGTGCCCGAGTTTGCAACTTCGTTGCTCGAGGTATAGGCCGTGGTGGTTGCGTCTAGCGTCGCGGCGCTAGAGTAGAGCGCAAGTTTGAAGACATCCCCGCCAGAGGTGCGAAAGTCGTGGACCGCTTCAAGGATCTGGTCCTTGAACGAAGTGCACATTGCTTGTGTGATTGCCAAAAGAGCCTCCTATAGTTTGCGAATGGCGTCAGCCAATTGGGGATGGCCCGCGTCTACCAGCGCATTGTACACGGTAACGCGGTCATTTGTAACCGCTTCTTTGAGGTACTTTGACAGCAGGACAACGATCTGCGCCCTGAAGGCAAGCGCTTGGTCACGAATGGCCGGATGCGCGTCCTTGGACACGCTTACGATCCGTTCAGCGCAGCGGTCAGCAAGCTCCTCTACCGACAGGCCGCGATTGCTCGTCGTCCTGACCGACACCAGTTCTGTGGGCAGGGCTATGGAAGCTTCGAACATTACTGCTTCGTCCTCACAACCACGCCAGTGCGGTACTCGTCAGTGACCTGACGTGCTTCGCCCAACTGCTTCAGGCCCATCAAGGACTCTTGGAACCGCTGGTCGTACTTAGCCATCAGGTCGGGGTCTCCCTTCATGAAGACATAGGCCTCAATCAATGAGCCGTACAGCAAGGTCAGTTCGGCGTTGGTGCTCAACCACGTCGTCCCGCTGTCGCTACCAGCGGTCAAGCTCGCCGGGCGGTAGAAGTAGTGCAGTTCCATGCTGTAGGCATAGTTGGGTGTGGGGCTCAGAACGAAGTTCGAGTTGTCGAACTGGGCGTAATATTTTGGACCGCCCGTGGTCGTTGGGTCGGGCGTGTATTCTTGCAGAAAGGTTACGTCCTTGAACTCAGCAAAGACTTTATCTCCATCCGCTCCGGTGTAGGACAGGGAAAACGGAGCCAAAAAATCCGGCGGGCTGGCTAGGTACTGGTTTCCGATAGACGCACCTGCAGTTGCGTTTTTACGGAACAGCGTCAGTTGCACGTTCTTCAAGATCCTCTCCTCCGACAAGCGGATGAAGAGCGGAAGGTTGTTCACGAAGGTCGTTTCCGTGTTTTCCGTATAGTCCTGAATGGCTTGCTTTAGCTGCGCGTAAGTAAAGCTCATGATATCACCACGGTAACAAAGCCAACGCTGCCTACCATCGGGTAGATAATGGCAACGGGCGGGAAGACGTTGTTTCCAACGGAGACGTAAACGTGGCCCTCTTCTGGGTCGGGGCGGGGATTACGCAGAGCCTGTGGGTCGGGGTAGGCCTTCGGGGGAAACAGTTGCGGGTGCTTCGGGTCGTACTCGTCAGCGCCAACCAAAAGTCCCGTCCACTCCTTGCGCATATCGCGCAAGCGGTAACGTACTCCGGATCTGTCCGAAATTCCCCAAGCCTTTTTACCACTGGCGTATGGCATCAGAACCTCAAATAGGCGACGTCAGGTTGCAGTTTTAGAGGAACGCGGTCCTCGTCTTCCTCTGCCGCCCGAGTGAATTCTTCCTCGTAGATTGCCTTAAGCATTCCCATGCGGTCAGGGGCGCGTTTCATCGCGAGATAGTAGGCCAAGCCCGCCACCATGCAAGGATAGAAGCGCCAAGGCATTTGCGTGGTGTTCGTCAGAGACCCTGCATCTTCCAGACGGCGCACGTAGTAATAGATGATCTGGTCGGTAGAGTTTTCAGGAACCTGCCAAAGGTTGATGACAGGGCTGATCTGGCGGTTGTAATAGAACTGAGAGGGGCGACCCTGCGTGGTCTTGTTTGGCAGGAGGAAGAAGTCGCCACGGCTGATCCGCTCGACTTCGTAATCCGTACCACTACGACGCAGCACCATCTCCAAGATGTCGGCATGGTCGGCAGAGACAGTGTATTGCGCCGTCCCTTGCGTCACAGTGATCGTGGCTTGGGCCACGGTCCACAGGTTCAGGCCCCTGTTCGCCCACTCGGCGAGCATGAGGTTCAGGGACCGACGTGCTGTACGTGCGTCGTAACCAGTGCGGACCTCAAGTCCACACCGCTCATACGCTTCCTCAATGAGCTCGCCAACGTCTAACTCAAAGGTTCTGGTCCCTGAAGTTGTCATGGCTGGTTAGCGGCCTTTAGCGGAAACTTTTCCGCCCTTCTTCATGCCAGACTTCATGCCCATAGCCATAGCCTTGCGGGGAGCAATCATATTGGCAGAAACTTTTCCGCCCTTCTTCATGCCTTTCGGCGCACAACCCTTCATCACTTTGTCCTTTTCGCTGTTTTGGCGGACTGTCGGAAAGCTTTAGCGGTAGGTGCGCCCTTGGTCCCCGGTTTACGCATCTTCTCATCAGACCCAGCGGCGATGCGCTTCCGCTTGGCGTTGATGTTAGCATACAAGCCAGACTTTGCCACCCTCTTACCTCCGGGTTCCATGATCTGTTTCGAGATATCGCCGCGATTCATATCAGCAATTCCATGCTTTAAGAGACAAGGCCTTCCGGGTTGGACGGCCCTTTTCGTCCTTCATCGGCCCGGGCATCCCACCCATACGTGCGCAGAAGCTTTTGCGCCGTTTGGCATCTTTCTCGGTCTTTGGATTCGGGGCCGGAGGCTTCAAGTTCATGCCTTGGGCCTTTGCCGAAGCTCTGCCCTTGGCGTTCAACCCGCCCTTTGGATCTTTGCCCTCTTTCCTCTGCCATGCCGGAGACTTTGCCATTGGCGTCCACCCTTATGAGTAGAAGGCTGTGACCGAGGTAATGTTTGTCAACGTCGAGATATATAGGTCCGACGTAAACACGATCCCCTCATCGGGGATGTAAAAGTTGTGCGTAACGCTCGGAACGAGATCGACGTCCAAGAGGGTTGCGCCCCCGTTGCCGTCAGTCATGGTCAAGCGCCCTGCCGTAGCAGTTGTCGTAACGACGAGCATACGAAGACGAGAGCGTCCAACAGTGAACGCCCCCGTTGCCGTGACCCGTTTTGATTTTACATCAGAACCGGACATCTTTTACCCCTTACGGCAGATCGTGTGCCTGAATGTAGCGAACGGTCAAAGTGCCTGTGCCTGTGCCTGTGTTGGCGGACAGGACAAAGACGCGCTTATCCGCAGTGCCCGTGTCATCCCAGTTGCCTGTGCGAGTTGCGTCACTGCCGGGGGTAAGGCCAATCACACCAATTGTGCCGCCAGCAGCGCCAGAGACGTATTCGGTGGACGTGGCGCTGTTGCCCACGCTAAACGTCGTTGCAGCACCGCTCCACGCCGCCGTAACCACCATCTGCATGTTCAGGATGTGGCTGTTGGCGGGCAGGACGATGTCCGTCCCAAGGGCCGTGGCAGTCCCTGCTTGCGTAATTGGGAAATGCTGCACCAGCACAGCAGAACCGACGTTCTTGACGTTGTCGCCAAGGGTGGTCCCGGTAGTGTTGTAGATGTTACCTGCCCGAATCGGGCCCGAAAAAGTAGTCTTACCCATGTCTGTCTCCTTGCACGGTTAATGGACGAACTGTCTGTGCAACGTCCGCTATGCGGTCAGAGCGTCCAACTCAGGTATAGTAGCACGTATCGTGGAAAAAAGAAAAGGGCGAGGTTTCCCCCGCCCTTAAATCCATGAACCTTTCGGATCATTAAGCTCCGGTCGAACCGTACACGCAGCGCGGATCGGAGAAGCCGAACGAGTAGCGCTCACGTGCCTTGAAGCGCATGTTGCCCGTGTCGAAGTCTGCTTCCATCCCCGTCGAGAGCGGAGTGCGCTCGAAGTTGATGAAACCACGAGGAGCATCCGTCTTGATGAAGAATGCATCGGGGTCGGTCAAGAAGTCGTTGACCACGTAACCATCAGGCAACAGGCTCATCGAGCGAATTGCGTTGATGTCGTTGTCCGACGTGCCGACGCGCAGGTTCGAAACCATCAGACGTTCAGCAACAAACTGCTGCTGACGCGAAATGACGAGCTTCATGCCACGGAGGGCAACCTTCAGACCACGTTCGTCAACAAAGCCAGCGATGTTGATCAGAGCGTCCTCGAGCGAGGTTTCGTTCAGGTCAGCAGCGGTGGTGGGGGTGTTGGCGAAAGTGGAGCCGTTGGTCAGCGGGTGGTTGGTGGCGCACAGAGCAACACCGTCACCGCCAGCCGAAGCACCCGCCGTGAAGGCGTTGTTCAGAATGGCAGCGGCTTTCACCTGCTTGGTGTGAGCCATCGAGCGAGCGAGGGCTTTCGTGTAGCGACTGCCGAGGCGGTCGTACAGGTTGTCCTCGACAGCTTCCTCGGTGATCGAGAAGGCCAGCGCGATGGTTTCGTGGTTGTACCGAGCGGTGTACGATTCTTGAGCATCGTCATACGAGATGCCCGAACCTTCCGATTTGGTCGGTGCTGCGCCGAAGCCGGACAGCATAACCTCTTCCTCGAATGCACGATCCGAAGACTCGGTGGTGAAGATTTCAGTATGCTGGTTTTCGTAACGAGCATACTCCATGCCGAACAGAGCGTTGAGACCGGGCTCAAGCTCTTTCGCCAGTTGGGCGCGCGAAATTGCCATGGGTCAGGTCTCCTTATGCTACCGTGCCTTCAGAATTCGCCTGAAGGAGTGCATGGTTGTTGAACATAACGATCATCTGCAGACCCGCAGCCGCATAGTCCTGATTCGTCGGGTCATCATAGATGCCCAGAATCTTCAGCGGCAACGACTCGTTAGAGGCGTCGAGAGTGGCGACATCGAGGCCAGCGGACGAAACGCCCGTGGTCGTCGAACCCGAAGTCCCCGTGTTGAACTGGGAGTTTTCCCAGATGGCTGCTTTTGCCGTCGCACGGTTCGTGAAACTCGCGTCCGTTGCGATGGTGAAGCGTTGGGTCGGGTTGTCGTACACGTAGCCTACGATATCGTAGTTCGTGTCAGCGCCCGAACCGGGCCAGTACCGTGACCAAGTCTTTTTCCCGGTCACAGAAGAGACGTACTCACAGCCGTTGAACGCGCCGACATGCTTATAAGTGTCGCCCGAAGCCGAACCAGTGATGGCAATCGTGCCGCCATTGGTCGCGATAACAGGAGAACCTTGATAAATTGCCGAAGCATCAGAGGCGATGTAGTACGCATTGGTTCCTTGGCTGTTGGGTGCACCACCAGCAAGGTTGATCGGGCGAAGCCCGAACGCACCAGACGTATTTGCCATAGACGTTGCTCCTTATCAGACGGACGTTTTTCGTCCGCCAAACGATACCCGACTTTGCCGTTGTTGATTGATCGGCATCGACGGATGTTGCTCTTTCATCAGGTCCTGATCTACTGCTACCATCTGTTCGCGGGTCCGGCCCCCGTAATACTCGGTTCTTTCATTGGCAGTTTCGACAGGTACACGGGCTAGGATTAGCCCGCCGTTCCCAATGATTCCGGCGTGTTTGCCGTCCTCAATGGTGGGTGCTTGAAACCCCGGATGCTCATCGGCGCGGACAGGCTCATAGCCCTGACGCAAACGATTGAACACGTTACCCTTGTCTTCTTCTCCACGAATGGAGGCGCGGATCCAGCGGTGCTGAAATCCTTCAGGCGCGGGCGGAGCTTCTAGAGTGCTTGGGGGAGCCCAAGGCTTGCGGCGCGTTTCTTTTTCGCGGGTATCAGCGGTGCGCGGTGTACGATCCATAGTCTCAATCCTTCACATACTTGGCGTATTGATCCAACGGGACGTTAAGCCGCTTTGCCATGGCAACTTGCGATGGCGTTAACCGAACAGTTCTGCGCTCCTGTTTCGTATTCCGGGAAGCAGAGGAATCAGCGGAAGCGACCTGACTTCCCCCACCCGGTTTCTTGGCCGCGAACTTGTGCGGAAACTCCGAACGAATTCGACGATCAATCTCAGTATAATACTCATTGCTCGCTGGGTCAAACCCCTGTTCGTCAATAAGTTCCTGATGGATGGCAAAAGCAGCCGTAGTCATTACGCGGTCTTCGCCGAACCATTTGTTCTTTTCGGCCCACGACTGTGCTCGCGGGTCGGGGGTCGGCGCTTGAGGCGCTTGCTGGGGAGCGGCTTGTTGCCGTGGGGCGGCGGCTTGCTCTGCTTGGGCCTCGGAACGAGACTTTGCAGTGGCATAACGCTGCCGCTCCACGACGATCTTTGCTAGATCTTCTTGCGCAGTTAGCATGGCTTCAGTGTCGCCAGCCTCGTGTGCTGCTCGATAGGCGTTCTTAACTGCAGCTTCTTGCGTCTGCAGACGTGCACCATACTCTGAAATGTAGCCTGTATCCAGAGCTTGAACACGCGCTTTAAGCTGCTGGTTTTCTGTCAGCAGGGTCTGAGACAAACGAGTTGCCTCTTCGCGGTCGCGTTGTTCCTTGCGATAGCGTTCCGTCAGCTTGCTAATCCGCTGCTGAACGCCCTTGCTGTAGGAAGATAGCTCTTCGTCATCACCAGCTTCTGGGGCTGCTTTTACTCGAGATGCATTAGAGTCCTCTGACGAGTCCTCCTCCGTCTCGACGATGATGTCTTGGCCGAGATCTTCCGTGCCGTCTTCGTTTTCATCTGACATGGTCTGCCTCACACGTGTTGAATGTCATCGGGATCAAGTATCGTGGCGATAACTTCGTCATCATTGATAATGCGAACTTCTCCGCCGTCGATCTTAAACCGCGAACCAGCGTAGCGCCCAATGCAAACCCATTGGCCTTCACGACACCAAGGTTCAGGGTCGTCCCCAAACTTGTTTGGATCGGAATAAGCCAAAGGCCCAAGTCGCATGACATAGGCCACAACGGTTGCTAAAGCTTCCCGGTCTCGAATTTGATCTGGGACGATCAAACCACCATCTGTCTTGGCTTTGCCTTTGTAGGGCATAACCAAAACGCGCCACCCCGTTGGCTGGGGTAAACGATCAAGGAGGTTCTTTTCAACAAGGCTGGGATCTAGGACGCGGGTCTCTGGCTCAACATAGGCCGAACCGAGGCTAGCGGCGTTTGAGGGTGGCGCGTTGGACTTCTGGGCCTCAATGCGCTTAACGACATGGTCAGGAAGATAAAGTTTCTTCGACATCGTCAGTTGTTCTCTCCAGCAGGGCTTTGAGTTCTTCTATGGCAAAGGAGAGGCCCCGGATCTCTCCAACCATAGCGTGATAGGCTTCCCAGTTCTTAGGAGCACCGGACGCAAGTGCTTCGGTTATCTCAGCCTCACGCTCACGCAAGTTCTTATACAAAGCTTTAGACAAGCTAACAACAGACATTACCAAACTTCCCCGTAAGTTTCTTGTTACCCCGCCACATCTAGCACGTTAGTAGGTCCCTGAGAACCTCTGGGGCCGGGATATCGAGCTAAAACGGCTGATCATTCCGCCGCTGGCCTTCTTGACCTTTGACTTTCCCGCGCTGGATAAGGCGATGGCAATGGCCTGTTTTTGGGGACGGCCTTCCTTCATCATGAGGCGGATATTGGAACTCACCACCTTTTGAGATTTACCCTTCTTGAGCGGCATGTTTACACTCCCCGTCGCTGCATTGCTTCGCGCTGAACTTCGATACGTTCGCGGTTAACGTCCGTGCGGTCGCTGGCAATCTGCTCTTGCAGGTCCATGCGGGCGGCGTCCGTGACGGCGCGTTGACGAAGGGCTGCTGTCTCGACAGAAAGCTTTTCGGATTCCGTCTGAGCTTTGCGCTCTTCGCCCTGCTTCTTAAGCATGAGCTCTTGCATCCGGATTTGAACCAGAGGGTCGGCCATCGGATCGTTGCCCTGCGGCAGCATCTTCGCCAAGACGTCATCCATGATCTGCTTTTGGCGCATAGCAACCAAAGGCTCGATCTGGGCTGGGTCTTGCATTTGCTGCTGGGCTTGCATGATGGCGCTTTGGATAGCCATTGGATTACCCTCGCTAGCGGCTTTCTTCTGGGCCACCTCGATCAGATCCTTGATCTCTTTGTCCACATCGTTCCGTGCCTTGAGGGCAATGTGCTCCATGATGTGCGCATAGAAGACGCCCATGACAGAAGGAGACGTCATGACCAAAGGCGCTTTCATGAACGCTAGGTGGATTTCGATATGGATGTCATGCAACTGGTCGGGGAAAGCCTGTGCCAGTTCGCCCATCAAGATGCGGGCATTCTCTGTGACAGGATCCATTGGCTGCGGCTTTGGTGGCGGCGGCAGGAGTTCTTCGATATTTTGCACCTCCAACGCCTGATACATCCGGCGGAAGGCGGCGTGTAGGTTGTGCATCTGCGGAGCAGACTGCGCCAACTGAAGCTGCGTCTGGGCCAGAGTGACGCGCTGGGCCATCGAGAAGATATTCGGATCGCTGACGGGGATGACGTCTACGCGGTTGTCAAAGTCCGCCGCAAAGACAGTGCGGGGTGCGCCAGAGACTTCGTAAGGGTATTCCTGCGGCAGGTTGTCCCCGAAAATCCGAGCCAGAATGCGGAACTCGGTCTTCTGCGCATAGTGCAAGCGCTTGTGGATAGCCGACATGACCTTCATGCCGCGCTCCAAAAGCGCCACGGTTGTGCCGACAGGAGCCTCTTGGTTCATGTTGCCGACCTGTTCGTCGGCCAACGAGATAAACCGACGACCTCCCTCGATCAGGCTTCCCAAGAGTTGACCCAGTGTAGCGCTGGGCTCCTTGTAGGGCAGGGGCATCAGGGAGTTGCGCAGGTCGCCGCCGGGGGCGTCCATGTCGCGCCACTCTCCGGGCTGGATGGGCTCGTCGCTGTTGCGGACGCGGATGCCCTTGGCCTTAAAGCCACCGGGCAGATTGGACAGCGTTCCGGCGTCGATGAGTTGGCGCAGGATAGACGTTGCCGCCCGACCCAGACCGCCAATCATGTGCACCAAGCCAAAGCCATAGAAGCCTAGACCGGGCATGAACTTATAGTGGACAAAGTACTGACGCTTTTTGGCAAGGTCAGTGTCTTCATCGAAGTTCCGCAGAATGGACAGGATCTTCCCCGAGCCCTTGTCGAGCGTCACGATATAGGGAAGCTGGATGCCTGTGGGCTCCCCGTCGGGGGACATATCCTCAAATCCCTCGATGTCGAGGTTAACGTGCATCTCCAAAAGAGTGTACGTCTCATCGAGGTAGGACTTCGTTGTGCCCTGCAGATCGTCAACCTTTTCGCGGACGATATCGTTGGCTTCGTCTGTGGCACTGAGCTCAATGTCCCGATACAGACCAGCAATCTGCATCTTGCGGATGTCGTTTTCGTCCATCCGAAGAACGTGCGTGACACGGGACGCCGTGTTCAAGTTGGTGGCGGTGTACGGAATGACAAGGTCTTGGGCAGGGACAAACTGGGCCACGGCCCGCTGCATGGTCATGTCCCAATAGACTTTCTTGAAGCAAGAACCTGACAGGGGCAGATAGAATAGCAACTGATCCATGTCCGGATCGTACTCTTCCATCGTCTCGGTGATCTCATAGTTCATGAAATCCTTGACCCGAGCGGCTTGTGCTTCGCGCTCCGCATCGACAAGGCCAATAATCTGGGTCTTGACCGGGCCGCTGGCGGGCAGAAGTTCCTTGTACGCTTGCGCTTGGAACTGCGTCACGGACTCGGCAATCAGGGGGTGCGTAACGCCAGACGCGCCTTGGAAAGGCTCGGTGCGCTCGATGGTCTTAATGCCCAGCAGGTCCAAGCCCTTTGTGTAGGCTTCTTCCCACTCCTGCCGCGATTGGAGATCGTCTTCGTAGGCTGCTTGAAGGGAGTTCGAGATCTCACCAAGCTGGGATTCCTCGAGATACTCGGCCAAGTTTGCGTTGTGCGGGATCTCTACCTCGGCTTCTAGCATAGCCAGAGCTTCCGAGAGGGCCTCGACAGTCGCGCCGCCGTCCTCGTTCTCAGTGACAACAGCGCCACCAGCAAAGTCTTCAGGTGATGGGATGGACACGTCAACGCTCGGAAGGCCCTCGTCGGGACCGCCCTGCATCATTCCGGCATCGACCATCGGTCCTCGTGCGTTAGGAGGCATAGCCATCAGTAGTACTCCCGTATACGTGGGATTTCTTCGACCCCGTCATCTTCACCTGCTAGTGCAATAAAGCCGCCTTGGCGAAATCGCATCAGGGCTAGCGTCATGCTATCACAATAGTCGTCATGATCGCCATTGGGAAAAGAGGAAACCTCCTCAATAACGTCATCAGAGAACCCTTTATCAGACGGAGCCCACACCATTCCAGCCTCAAAGAGGGGTGCGACGAGGTGCATCCGGCTAACTTTGTCCCTGCCGCCCCCGCGACCGCCGGGCGAATAGCCGACAGCGGGGATGTTTTTCAAGCGAAGTTCGTCGATGAGCGGCTGGCCTGTGGCCTTGGCTTCGACGAGAACCATGTCGGGGTCCCAGTATTCGTATTCGTCAAAGGCGACCTGCTTAAGCTCCGGAAAGCTCCACCGACCCCGTTGCGCGTCAAGCAAGACAATGTGATCCGGTCCATCTATCTCAGGCGTAAAAATACCCCACGTCGTGATGGCCGAATAGTCGGCGCTCTCCTTCTTCGAGAAGGCCGTATCGTATGCTTGAAGGACGTACTTCAGGCGGGGAACCTCTTCCTTCTCCCACAGGTTCCACCAATCCCTACGGATGATGGTTGAGTCGGCGCTGGTTGGCTGTTGCTGCCACTGCGCCGCCCACTTGGACAACGGGAGCGACGCCTTGATGGACAGCAGCGCATTCTTGTCCCAAAACTCCGGCCAGAGCGGGTCGCCCGAAGGCATGATCGCCGGGAACTCCACGACCTCCCACTTGTCCGACATGATGTCAGAGCTCTGCGCTTGCAGAAGTCGGCCTGTCAGGTCCTTCTTGCCCCATCGCGTCATAACGACAATAATTGCGCCGCCGGGCTGAAGACGCTGGCGAGGACCAGAGGTGTACCACTCGTAGGCATGGTCAAAGGCCGTCTCGGATAGGGCGTCTTGTTCCGAGTGCGGATCGTCGATGATGAACAAGTCTGCACCACGGCCCGTGACTGCAGCGCCAACGCCAGCGGCGAAGTACTCGCCCAACTGGTCCGTCTGCCAACGGCCAGCGGACTTCGAGTCTTCCTTAAGCTGTGTCTTAGGGAAGATTTCGCGGTACTTTGGGTCGTCAATCAGATCGCGGACTTTTCGACCAAAGCGGACCGCAAGTTCGGTATTGTGAGTCGCCTGAATGATTTTCAGCTTGGGATTCCGACCAAGGAACCACGCTGGCATCAGGTATGAGGCAAACTCGGACTTTGAGTGTCGAGGCGGCATGTTGATGATCAGCCGTTTGAGCTCGCCCCTTGCCACCTTCTCAAGCTTTTCGGCGATGATCCGGTGATGCCGACCCTCGATGAAATTGTCGTACACGTGGTGGGCAAAAGACATGAAGCTGTTCTCCGCCTTTTCGCGGGTGTCCAGCCTCTTCTTGGCCTCTGTGAGCATAAGCAGTTCTTTTAGGGCTTCTTCTGGTAGTGACTCTAAGCTCATTCAGTCCCCTGTTAGGCTCTGGTCCGTCCCGGGATATAGGGGACATAGTTGGCTAAAGACTCAACTCCGGCGGCTTTGTGATACGGCGCAATAACGGGGCGGAGCATCGGAGCAGGAGACGACGCTTGTGGGTCTAGCGGTACTGGTACACAAGTGGTTGAACCGTCTGGGAAAGTAAAGAGCTTTTGTCCGGGCGGGCAGACTTTGGGTCCAATGGTGGCTTCTTCGGCAGGGGCCGTGCCTGTTCCTGTGCCATCTCCGCCCGTGCCCGTTCCGCCGCCACCGCCGCCCATGCCAACAGACGAGCCAGTTCCACCGCCGCCGCCACCGCCACCCGCTCCAGATCCGCCGCCAGCAGCCGAAGCGTTTCCGGCAGCTTTCGTTCCGGCAGGGCTTGTTGGAGCAGTAGATGCGCCACCTGCGGGAAGCCTTCCGGGGGCAAAAGTTCCGGGACCGCCGGAAGCAACGCTGGTTATTCCAAGGGAGGGCCTTGCAGGGGTGTTGCCCGGGTACATCTGGTCGAACTGGGCTTGCGTCATCAAGCTGACGTTAGCGGTGGGAGTTTTTGCAGGAGAGAAGACGATCTCTGTTTCGCCAGAAGCCCTTGCCGGACGAGCGGTGGTTCCCGTGACAGTGCCGCCCATAGGAGCGGCGATGCCCCTTTGGATTTCATCCGCTGTGAGAGTGCCAGTGGCCCGTTGTGTTTTGTCCTGAGCAGAGGGGGGCTTGGCAACGATACCTGTTCCGGCCTTGAGCACGTCGGCGGTCTTTGGACCAGAGGGGGTGGACACCGTTACGTTGGTGTTTGTCCCGCTGTTCGCGATAACCTGATTCATGCGGAGCGAATCGGTTGCCGAAACTGGGCTACCGATAGGGCCTGTCGCGCCCAACTGCTTCATATAGGCTGTGGTGGGCT